GATGTCGATGAATCCTCGCGTCATGGGCATCGGCTAATATCCTACGCCCCCGGGTGAGGGGCAAGACGGGCGCCACCGATGCGCTGCCGCCCTACGCGGCCTTCGCCCGCAACGACCTTGACATCGATCTCCAGCCCGGCGACGCTCCTGTCATTCAAGGACAGGTGCTGCAGATGCGCAGGGAGATGAAGATGGTGGACGAGGGGGAGATCATCGAAGAGGCGGTCCCGGACTCGGAGGGACCATCACCGCCGAACGGAAGCGAGAGGAGATAGCGCCATGGCATCGGGAGCCGCAATCGTGCGTATCGGGACATTCCGCGTCGAGGTGACGCCGCCCCCGCCGATCCTCGTCGCATCGATCCCGTAGGCCAAGGACAACGTCACCGTATACGCCCCGGGGTAATCGTCGGTGACAACAACCTGATTCACCGTCCCGGTCAGCACACGCTCCGCCGTGAGGGTCCCATTCAGACCCATCGTGACGTAGCTCGCGTCTACCGGTGCCCCTGAGCCCGTGGTGGTTGTGTTCTCCCAAACCGCAGCCCCAACGGTTGCGTCGAGGCACACGTAGGCCTCATCGGTTGTCACATTGATCCAGGTGGACCCAACCGAGTACCCATCATCGGAATCGTCGTTGGCAGTAGGCGCAGTGGTGGCGGAAAGGTTCGATTGCAGTGCCGAGAGAGGGTCGATCCCAAGGTTCGTACGTGCGGCGGCAGCCGTCGACGCGCCCGTACCGCCGTCTGCGACTGAGACATCCAATCCGCCTGGGGCATACGGCCTGGGAGCGTGCATCAGACTGCCCTTCTACCAACCAGATTGACCGTCAGTGAGGCACCTGCCCCGGTGCCCCCTCGGTACCCGTACTTCGCGCGGATATTCTTTCCCACCGAGTCAAGGATGAAAGAGAAGCTCCCAGCCGTCTCAAACACGTACTCATCCGCATCCATACTCGCCTTGTTCATGTCCGCTGCGCTGAACGCCGTCCCACCAGAAGTATGGTAACTCTGGAAGGAAAGCACAACATCCTGAGCTGCTTCGGGCGTCACCGTGACGAACACTTCCACACGTGACGCGCCGTTCAGCTTGGTCTCGCCCGAGGTCTCCGCCGCCGTGTCGTAGTCTGTAAGCGTCGAGTCGTCGACGATTTGATACGCCTCAGACGGAGCCCACGAATTCGCAGAGTGGTCAAATTCAAAGGCCAGCGTTGCCATGCCCCTATCCTCTCCTATCGACGATTACCCGAAGCACTTCCACCTGAGTGTTCAACGTCTGAACAAGGTTCTTAAGGTCATCGCTTTGGTCGGACATCCGTATATTCTGCTGCTGAATGGCCTCAAGGATCATTTGCGCCAATGTCTCGGTACGCCCCTCATGCGTCCGTAGTTCGGCCACCAGCTTCTCCGTCCCATTCGACGACGCGATTCCAGCAAGAGCGCGTGGGAACAACTTGACGAGAAGCTCCGCTGTGAATCGAACGGTGAGAATCACGATGAGGACATACATCGGCATCTCGGGCAGTTGCTCGGTCATCCTGACTGTTCCATTCCTGCAGGGAGTTCCTCTTGAAGCATGAGCAAGGTGGTGTTCATATCCTCTTCGCTCATACCAGAGGATCGTAGTTCATCAAACAACGCCCGAATCTCTGGGGGGAGGTCTTCAACAGATTGGGCCTGCGACACAACACCAGGATCCAGCGGATTCTCCGGGGGACCTGCCGCTTGCTGCTGCTGCGAGGCTGCAAGTTGCATCTCTTCCTGACGACGCTTCTCCAAACGCTCGAGAATCTGTCGCCGCCCCGGCCACTCGAACGCTTCCAAGATCGCCTCCGCGTCGAGTATCTGAAAATTCGCCAACGCGATGGCGGTATTCTGCTTCGCGATCTTCTGCGCCACCGTGTTCCCGACCCTCACACGAACATCGAATTGGAGAACATCCCTCGCCCTCCGAAGGACGTCCGCAAGGTCGATCTTCTGGAAGATCGGGGTGTCCGTGTCACCAATGAGCCGAATGATCCGCGGCTCCGTCCAGTAACGAAGGATGTTCCCGACTATGTTCTCAGCGATTTGCCGGAGGGGCTCCTCGAACGCTTTCGTCTTGGCGTTGATACGCGTCAAGGCCTGCCCCTGAAGCGCCTCAATCGCCACACCAGCGGAGACGTTCGGCTCCTTGTATCCCCGCGCAATCGGCGGAACCCCCGTGATGTCCTCCAAGTCGTTGAGGGAAAGCTGCGCCGACGTGATGACCGCCGAGTCCAAAGGCGCTGCCTGCAACCACTGGAAGTCCCCAAAGAGCGGGTACACACGCCCCGGCTCGATCCGAAGGTTGTTGTGGTCCAGACGAGACCTGGGGCTAATCATCCCGGCAGGAGAGGCATGGTACGCAGCGTGCTTTGCGACCTGAGTTCGACGGGTGTTGTACTCCCGCTGCGGATCGATCATGTTCTGGACTTCGCTGAATCCGTAGAACTGATTCGATATCCCCGTAGGAACGTAGGAAACGAACGGGAAATAGGGGTACGGATTGGGACGAACATCGAGAAGCTGGTCCCGCGTCGCCGTAACGATCACCCAATTCGGCTCTTCAGCCTTCTGGCGGAGCTTGTCGGGAAGCGATACGCCATAATCGACGAGGAGGAAGTCCCTCACCCACGCTTCGATCATCCGGCATCTTCGAGTGAGAATCTGACGCGGAGACCCTTGCACCGGCGGCATGGAGACCGTGCCCGTAGGTGTCACTCGACTGGCAGTCATCACCTCGTCGCCAGGGTACTTCTTGTCCGTCAGGTCCTCGTCAGCGTCTACACGTTTCCCGTAACGACGGTAGACATAGTCGGTATCGACTAGGAGTTCCTGAACGACGAAGAGGGCATCATTCGCGGCGGGATGGATGGAGGTCGCGTCGGGGTCCGGGATGAAACGCAGGTTGTCGACTGGGCGGAAGCCCGAGTTTCCTAAGCCACGTTCAAGGTCTGGATTCCAGAACGTCTTTCCGATTGCGGTGCCGTCTACGTAGCCGTCACGGATGAACTGCCTCATCAACATGAGCGCGTTCATCCGCTCAACCGACCACTGCGCCGCCTTCGTCAGAGTCTCAGTGAGCTCTTCATCCTGCGGCTCCGTCGGCAGGACGTTGATCGTGAACATCTCCTCCGTCATCGTCGCGACAATCTGCTCGACGATCTTGAAGACGTGATTGAAGATGTACTTGGGGCTCTCGCGAGCGGTCCGTTGGTCGCCTCTCCAGAAGCGACGGTACTCATCCCAGAGAGGCTCGTAAGGCTTCCGTGCGTAACGCCCTCGGTCGTGGAGTCGCCAAACCGCCGCAAGCAGGTCCTTTCCCTTGCGACGATCTAGCGGAACCTCCGGCTCACGTACGAGTAGAAGGTCTTCACCGTGGTAGGGATTCTGAACTTCCACAGCGAGGCAATCAATTCCCAGATGTCCGGAGGCCTAGACGTGCTCCGGCGTGCCCTTGAAGTCCCCTGCCCTCCGGCCACTGGACGGCGCCGGGGGCGTCGAGTCCTTCTGCTTGGGCTTCTCGTTCATCTCCTGGGGGGTCGCAATCACCTCGCCCGAGGTTGACGGCTCGGACAACTCCCGCCCAGGCTTCGTGGGACCCAAATCGTTTGGAGTCCCCGAAAACGCTTGTCCCGTCTGTACCTTGGGGTCCGTGGGACCTGGCATGACGATCTCCTATCGACGACGTAGAGGTTCTGGTAGTTGGGCGGACATCATTCCACGAGGTGCGGCGGTCGTCTCCTCCGCCGCCCCCACCCCCGCGGGTGCGTTGGGGGAGGTCTCTTGGCCCTGACTCATCGCCGCCTCTTGGACCTGAGACATGAACCCACCAAACATCGAAAGCAACTGATCTTCGGCGACACCCATCGTCGGTGCCTGCTGGAGGAACATCCGCACCATCTCCTCAAGCCTTGGCATCCCCATCTCCGCGCCCGCGCGTGCCTGTTGAACCATGCTTCACCTACAACGCATCTGCTTGGAGTTGTGCGAGAACGGCGGCCTCAATCACGTCACGCGGCGAGATGCCACGACCATGAGCTAAGGTGACGGCCTCTTTCCAGAGGTCCGATCGGATGAGTGTACATCCGACACCCTTCTCCCAAGTGGAACGTTCGAGCACGTAGGAAGAGAGTAGTTCCCCGTAACTGATTCCCCGTTCCGACGCGGCGGTAGACACCAGGCGAATGACTTCCTCATCCATGGTATAGTACGCCATGATGACCTCAAGCGCCTTCCGAAACTCGTCTTGTTGCGCTTCAACGTTCCCCTGGTTCTTCAAGAAGATGCTCTTGAGGTTCTCCCCAACAGCGAAGAGTGTCGCGGTCAGGTCTCCCAACCTCTCCTTGATCTCTCGTATGTCCGACGCCCCAGCATGAACCGTCGCATCGAGTTCCTCGAAGTTGTCCTTGAGGACATCCTCCTGGGCACCATCCTCGACAGGTGCCGCCGACTGGTGCACCATGCAAAACTCCGACTCAGAGAGTGCCCGTCCTCGACACCGTTCCCCCTTCGCCGTCAACGCCAAGCACTGCCGTTCTTCGACCATCAGTAGAGCTCCACTTCCTTCCAGGGGTCCGTGCTCATCGCGTCCCGCCACACCGCCTCGGGGGTGTCCCGCTTGTACTTCATCAGCGCATCGTTCTTGGGAAACGAGATCGACAGGACCTCCATCGGTTCCGAGTCATGTACGTATAACGCAATCCCGAGGGCGATCACAAGGTCATCCTGCTTTCCGGTCGACGCGCCCGTCTTGTTCGTCCGAGGATCCCGGCGGTATGCCATCAACTCCTCGACGATTCGGTAGTCGCTCACGTCGAGGACGTCTGCACGACAAGCATCGAGGATGTAGCCCTCCATCTGAGGCTTCGTCTGGGGGTTGTTCCGCCAGCCGGCCTCGGACGCCTCCTTGCCGGAGGGCGTCGTGCTCTTCCAGAGGTTCTGGTACCCCAAGTTCCCAAGTTCCACAAGGACCGCGTGACCGTGGTTGTTCTGCTCGACTGCAACAAGCGCCGGCATGTTGAGCGGCATCTGCCAGTAGGCGGCCCCCAACTTGTAGAGGACCTGCCCAAAATCCTTGGGGGAGAGCTCGTTTGATCGGATCACCGCACAGACCCGCAGTGGGTTCCGACGCAAGATGATCGCCGCAGAGTTGTTGCCGCCATCCCCGCCCGCAGGGTCCGCAGTCAGGATGTACTCGACCTCGTTCTTTTCGTTCTCGTTCCACGGCTCAGGCCACTCAAAGATGCGCAACTCCGTATGTTCGCCAGACGAGACCAGCCCCACACGCTTCGTTCCAGGGTCTTCTTTCAGTTCCGCGTGATGGTACAATCGCTCCTTCGTCTTCTCCAGCCACACCAACAGCCTATCACTGGGGAAGATGGACCGAATGCCGATACGGACTCGCCGGCCATACACACGAACCAGGGCCTCCTCTTCGGTGAGGTCCTGCTCGAACTCCATGATCTCCGCTTCATTGAGGTGGGGGTTATCACGCATAGTCCAGCCGTAGAGCGCGACGGTCGGGTCGTCATTCTCCCCACGGTCGGCAAGATCCGCCATCCACTGGAAGTAATCGATCATCGTCAGGCACATGATCATCATGCCAGCCTGATCGATCATGCGGGCGCGACACTCCTTGTAGATCTCCTCAGAGTCGATTTCAGACTCGCCCTCCTCATCCCACACGATGAGTGGGATCGAGGTCCCCTGGAACTTAGTGCGTCCAGCCTCTTGGGACTTCAAGACGATTTCGGAGCCGTTCGGAAGTAGGTAGAACATGTCCTGCTTGTGGTAGATCGTGCCCTTCGGCAGGTACTCGTCGAGCATCCGCTTCACGACACCCTTGGCAAACAATCTGTCCACCGAGACAAACCAGAGAACGATCGGTGGCGGTGGCGTCCAGATGTAGGGATGCACACCCATCGCCCACCACGCGGCCTCAATCGCACACGGCGTCGTCTTGCCGCTCCGATTTGCCGCGATCAGCATCTCAACAGTGGCGAGCTTCACGTGCCGGTGGAACTCGATCTGCTTGTCGAACGGGAAGTAGAAGAGGGTGGGGTCCTCACGAACGGCGTCATCCGCTTGAAGCGAGGCGTACATGAACTCGGTGCGCTCATCCCGAGACAGCTTCGTGAACGCCCCAGGGTCTTCCTCGTACTCACGCTTCCGACGAATGACCTCTTGGAGCTCCTCACGCGCGGTCCTTCGGAGCCGGACCGCCTCTTCGTGCTCACGAGTTGACGTTCGCCAGTTCATGCGCCAAGTTTCCTGCGTGTGACGACATCGAAGGCTTCCCGATCCAGCGCGTCCGCATCGAGTTCCTCCGGGCGCTTCCGTTCAGACTTGCCTCGCTGATTCAAGTAGAGAAGGAACCGGCCTTGTGCGTGCGCCCTCAGTGCAAGATCGCTACTCTGAGACATGTCCTCGATGATCCCCCAGAGCGCCGTCATCCGCCCCTGGACGTAGACTTCCTCCGACAACGCAACGAAGAGGTCCTTCGCAACCCCATCGCCTTGGAACACCCGGATCAAGAGCATGACCGGCACTTGATACCTGCGGGAGACTTCTCGGATACTTACGCCGTCAAGCCTGTCCAGAACCCATTGGTCCCAGCCTTCGGGAAGTTCCTCAGCCAGGCCATGTTGTGCCTCTAGTTTCGCCCGAGTCATAATCACGGGGCGAATTTCCTGGACACGGGAGCCATCTTCAAGCACATGAGTCTCGTAGATGACCTGCTCCGCAGCCTGCCTCCGTTCGGACTTGAACGAACCATCCTCGCGGAGACTATCGGAGTCCGTGCCGGATATGAAAGAGGTCTTCGTCCTCTTCCCGCGGTTGAACGGATTCAAGGAACCGTGTCCCATCTTCTTCCGATCCGTAGGTGTCGGCCACAGAGGTCTCGACCGCGTGGATGCGCTTCGAGAAGGTCGAAAGCAAGTCGGCGATCCCAGCGTGAGCTTGACGCATCTCCCGGAGACGCGCTAAGTACTCCCCACACTCTCGAGCAGCAGCATCGGCGTCCTCTCTGCCACGCGCGTAGCCGATGCGGAACACCCGCACGACGACGTATGCTTGCCCGAGAAGGAATAGTACACTGATGAGAAGGCCCAGAACGATCATCGACATTCAATCCCCCTTCGCCGTGTCGGGTACCTACACCGTACCGCACATCGGCCCCTTGCGGCAACCGCCGTCCTGGTGTACACTTGCGACATTCTATTTCAGTCAGCGTCGTCCTTGGAGCGCGACGTTGGCTACCTCTCAATGAGGGCTACTATGAAAGTCGAACCACTCGCCATACCATCCGACCGCCTGCGCAACGCCGCGCTGTACTACCACGAGCAACAATTCTCGATCATTCCCCTACATCCGTCAACGGATCGGGAGAGTCCTTCGGTGGACTTCCCACAAGGACGATCCCTCGGGAAGATACCGCCCATCACATGGGATCGTTTCAAGAAGGGGCGCGCCACAAAAGAGCAGATCCTCGCCTGGTGGACACGATGGCCAACCGCGAACATCGCAATCATCTGTGGCACCGTCTCGAACCTCATCGTTTTCGACTACGACTCCGACAAGGACGCCGACGGCCAACATCGCAACTGGCTGTACGAACAAGGATTCCCGAAGACGTTCGTCGTCAAGACCTGGCGCGGACTCCACTTCTACTACGTTCACCCCGGCCCTGAGTTCCACATCGGGTTACGATCCGACATCGCGCCCGGGTGGGAACTTCGGGGAGATGGCGGCTACGTAGTCGCGCCACCATCTGTTCATCAATCCGGACAGACCGTCTACACTCACCTCAACCTGCGAACCGGCGAGACAGACGACCAGCTTCCCAGCCGCACCAACATCGCACAGTTCAGTCCCGCTGGCTACGATTTTCTCCAAGATCGCCCAACCGTATGGAGCTATCCGGCGAAGCCCGTTGATGGCAACGTACGAGGCGGCCTTTCCGCCCGTACCACCAACTTCATCTTGAAGCCCACCGCCGATTACCGGAACAATCAACTGTTCGCCGCCGCATGTGACATGGCAGGCTGCAACTACCCCTACGAAGAGGCCCTCGAAAGGCTGATGACCGCCGCACGGAAGGCGGATGAGCTCGGTAGGAAACGAAAGCAGAACCCACACCCCTTCCCAGAGGAAGAGATCATCGCCACCATCGGGAGTGCCTACAAGAGAATCCGCACCCCCACGCGAAGAGACGCCTTCGGAGAACCTCACGACGGCGTCTTGCTCTTCGGACGTGTCTCACAAGGGTTCCGATCCAAGGTTCTACGCCAACCCCCAGACGACCACTTCCCAGACACGCCTAAGCCCAAGAAGTCGCGCCCCGCCACGGTGATCGAACTCCCCGTGCAGGAGCCAATCCACATCCCGACAGAGATCGAGGGTGTCCGGTGGATGCGGCAAAACCTCGTGCAGAAAGGCTTCGGCGAGAAACTTCGGAACCCCTTCCGACCTGCGCTCTTCGGAACCGCGCTCGCGCGCTTCGAGCACTGGTTCACATGGCCAACTCCAGACGGTAGCCCATCGATGCTCTACCACTATGAGAACGGGGTCTATCGAAGCAACGGCGCAGGAATCGCTCGGGAACTCATTCACGAGACGCTCGCGGAACACTGGAAGCCGTTTCTCGCTGAGCAAATCCTAGATGCGCTCAAGCAGGAGACGCTCGCCGCAGACGCCGACGACACATCCAATTCAGGGATGCTCGACAAGAACGATGACCGGCACACATGGATAAACACGATATCCGGATGGGTGAGTTGGAAGACCGGCGAGATCCGTCCGCATACTCCCGAGGCCGTCTCCACCATCCAGATTCCTGTACACTACGACCCCACCGCCACCTGCGAACCCATTAAAGACTTCATCCGATCCATTTTCCCAGAGGATTGCCTCAAACTCATCTACACCATACTCGGCTACTTCCTTCTCCCGACAACACGCCACGAGAAGGCGTTTCTTCTCGTGGGTCCCCAAGGAACCGGCAAGAGCGCCTTCCTGGAGGTTCTTACCGCGTTCATCGGAAGATGTAACACGGGGTCGTCTACCCTTCAGAACATGTTCGACAGCCAGTGGGAACGCATTGAGGTCAAGGACAAGCTGCTGAACATCGGCGACGACATTTCCCCGAAGCAACTCATAGAGACGGCAGAGTTCAAGAAGTTCGTGTCCGGGAACATGATCGTGGCGCAACGCAAGTTTGAGAACCCCATCGCGTTTCGTCCCGTTGCCCGGCTAATCTTCTCCTGCAACGAAATCCCACGCTCCTCTGAGCGCACAGATGCCTACTACATCCGGTGGCTTCCGATCTTCTTCGGGAACGTCTTCCGAAACACCTCGAACGAGATCAAACGAGACGTGCTTGTCGCCAGAATGACTACCCCGGAGCTCATGTCCGGATTGTTCAATCACGCTCTGCTGGGCGTGCGTGCGTTGGAGGCGGCGGGGAAGTTTGAGATCCCACACAGTGTGGAGGAGCAGATGATTCGGATGCGCGTGGTCAACGAGTCCACAATGGCGTTCGTCGATTCCTGCACGATTCTTTCCCCACACACCATCCCAGTGCTTCTAGAGCATGACGATAGGAAGATCTTCGCGGTCAGCAAGGAGGTCTTCTACCGGGTATACTCCATGGACTGGTGCTCTAAGGAAGGCGTAAAACCAGTAGGCAGACGAACCTTCAACGATACGATTGCAGGACTTACGAACGTGAGGGAGGCTCGGGGTGATGTAAAAGATGGCGATCTCAGCCGGGTGAGAATCTGGCGAGGGATCGCACTCTGTATGGAGGATTGACTCGTGGATATCAGAGAAATCGGAGCAATCTGCCTATTCCTCGTCGGCGCAGTCGCCAGCACGCTACTTTTCGTTCTGTGGGTCCGGTACCGAACCCTCGGACAGGCCTTCGACGGGCAACTCAATCGATTCAAGCTCCTCTCTGCGCGATTCGACGAGCAAGAGCGCCAGAGGGAACAGCTCGCCACCAAGCTCCGTGAGACGGACTCTGCACTCGTTGCCACTCGCCGCCTCGCCCTCAACAACTTTCAACGCGAGGACGACCTCACCATCACTCAGGCAGCACTCTACGCAAAGAAGAACTGCAGCACGATCCGACGATGGTGTACCAGCGGACTACATCACAGGGTTGTCCACCCCAATCAACGCATCATCGTCATAAATTGCCGGGATCTCGAAGCCTACTTCAAGGAGAAACAGCGTGGCTGACTTCTCAGAGGCGTACAAGGCACTCGATGCTGTCGAGGGCGGGTGGGGAAACCACCCCGCAGACGCAGGAGGGGAAACCTACAAGGGAATCGCCAGGAACTTCCACCCAGGCTGGGCGGGCTGGCAACTCGTCGACAACATGAAGGCCCAGCCTGGATTCCCCGAGAATCTTCGTGGGAACGAGCAGCTTGAAAGCCTTGCCGTGGCTTTCTACGTGAAGATGTTCTGGGAGCCCATCGACGGGAGAAACATCAAGAGCGACGTTCTGGCAACAGTCCTATTCGACATCGCCGTGAACATGCACCCGAAGACTGCCATCACGATGCTCCAAAGGATTCTCAACTTCCTCAACGATGAGGAGGACCTCTTCAAGGATCTGAAAGTAGACGGCGCAGCCGGGCAGAAAACACGTGCCGCGCTCAACGCGGTCTACATCCGTTTCGGGAACGAAACCACCGATCTTCTCGTTCGGCTGCTACGATCCCTCCAGGGTACCCACTACATCGAGAGCACGGAAACCGCCAAGGTCCGCAGAGCGTTCTCCCTTGGATGGACAAGGCGTCTCCTAGTCTAGTACGCACTGAAGGCGGGCTACGAATCTGCCCGCCCCCGAGTGCTGGAGCCTGAAAGTCGAACGCCCTGATACTAGCAGACTCTCAGTAGGTTTGCAAGAAGTGGTCGCCTACTGCATCGCGTTCTTGAACGCCTGCGCCGCGTGAAAGACCGGGGCGCGCTTCTGAGGGACGTCGACCCTCTCGCCTGTAATGGGGTTGCGCCCGACGCGCGCCTCTCGGACATGAGACTCGAACGTGCCGAAGTTGATGAGCCTGACCTCCTCCTCTCGCGTGGCCTGCTTGATCGCCTCCAGCACCACGTCAATGACCTTGGTAATGTCCCTCTTCGTTATGTACTCGATGCGGGAGTACACCTCGTTGATGAGGTCCTGCTTGTTCACGATGCGTTCTCCTTCTCGCCTTGGGGTTGTGAGAACGTGAGTGGTGGCCCAAGCCAGGGCATTCGCGGGGCCAAGGCGTTCCCCGCTACGGCGTCCAGCACGTGCTCGATCTGATGCACCGTCCGCTCCACAACGCGATCCACTTGCCCCTCACTTGCGACCCACCGGGAATACGCGGCGCCCGTGAGGCTGCCGATCAGCACGTGGATCACTTCGTGGCGTGCGTTCTGGTCGAGCGTTTCCGCGGTCAGTGGCCAGTACGTCACGTTCCATTGCGCAGTCAGCCGAATCGTCGCCACCGAATCTTGGGTGTTCAGGATGGTGTCGGCGAAACAGTCCGGTGCGGCGTCCAGGCCGTAGTACACCTTCCACTCGGTGATCCCGAAGAGTTGCAGGTACTTCGCGCACGCGGCCCGGAAGAGCTCGAAGTGCTCTGCCGTAGTGGCGATCTTGGTCTCACACGGTTCAGTCAACAGATTCCCCAATCCACGTCGTCGGGTCCGCGGCGGGCTCGTCGGCGAAGCACCAACCGCCCGCCCGTTCGATCACCAAGCGCGGTTCCCATTGGCGCTTGGGAAACTGCTGCACGATGGCCGCGCGGTGACCTCTGAGGTGAAACGCCCGCAGAATCTCGTAGCGGTCATCCCCAACATCAAGACACAGCCGCCCACCTATCCCGTACAGAACCTTGGCACTCATCATCACAGCCTCTCCTAATCGTCGAGCGGGAACATCCACGTGCCCCACACTTGCTTCATTGCCTCCAGAGTGTTCTGTCCCACGATCATCGGTGGGTAGCCCCGGCCCCACAGAGGCGCGCTCTTACGCTCGCGGTCGCCCCAGAGAAGCCCGATCCCATCCAGGACCTCGTAGTACACCCGGATAGGATGTGTCCAACGATTTGACCTGAGTCGATACATCAGAACGCCCCCTAAGAGCAATGAAGATGCTCAATATCTCGTATCCGTTCGAGAAGCAAATCGTGTCTCCTTCGTTTCAGTTGAACAGCCTTTCCTGCTCCGGGCGCAGGCCACCCGGCGGCAGCATGTTCATCAGCACAGTCCATGCGACCGCAGCCACGAGAGGAACCTGCCCATTCCCAAGCGCCTTGAGCCGGTCCACCCGATGGGCCAACCCATCAACCATTCGACCCAAGCGGGATTCAGACTCCCACCAACCTGATTCGCTAACTGCGCCCCACTTGCGACCTGTCGCTGGGTATGGGTGCGCGGATGTGCGGTCGGTGTCGCCCATGCTTCGACAGAGCCGTGCGAATCGGGCAGGCCCCACTTGTTCGCTCTCGGCGTCGGGAACATCGTGCCCTTCACGCTCGTCAGGAGACTCCCAGCTCTCGTCTGGTGTGCCGATGTCCCGTAAAGCGTCTCCGAGGAGGTCGTCGACGTTCCGAACCGCTTCACCGCCGTCGAGAGCCCGTCGCCGCTGTTCGGGGAAGCCCCCTTGCGATTGTGTAGTCCGTGAACTGTCGCGGTAGGCCAGCAACCAGAGCCGGTCTCGGCGATGCGGAGCCCCGACGTGTCGAGCGCCAAGCACACACCATCGCGCATCGTACCCCACCGCGGCAAGATCACCGAGGACTCGGGCAAGTCCGTGTCGAACAAGGTTCGGCACGTTCTCCACGAAGACAACTCGCGGTCGAACCTCATCGACGATTCGCGCCATGTGGCTCCAGAGACCGCTTCGAGCACCATCGATGCCAGCGCCTCGACCCGCAACGGATATGTCCTGGCAGGGGAACCCTCCGGAGATGACGTCGACGTGGCCTCGCCAGGGCAACCCTTGAAACGTTCGCACGTCGTCCCAGATCGGGAATCGCGGCAGGAGTCCGTCCCGCTGCCGCTGGAGGAGGCATTCTCGGCACCAGGGATCAAGTTCACAAGCACAGACGGTGCGCCAGCCAAGGAGGAGCCCGCCCAACAGGCCGCCTCCCGCCCCTGCAAAAAGTGCCAACTCACGCATCCCACCCCTTTAGAAGAGCCTCTCCTGCTTCATACACCCCGGCGAGAACCAGATGCGCTCCCGATCACGGTTGATCCGTCCCTGGCCGCCGTGCCGCGAGGTGCGCCGCCTCCCACGCCTTGACGAACAGGACCGCGTTGCGCCGAGGGTCTTGTGGCGGGGTACTGCCGATGGAGCCGTAGAACTCCGCAATATGGTCCCCGTCGTCCATGATGACCCATACCCAGCCGCCGTCCGCACGATGGATGTAGGGTCGCCCTATGGCAGGCTTATTCAGCGCCTCGTACTCCGCGAGCCAGTCCTCGGGCGCTTCGGCGCTTGGCGGTTCTGTCACGTGGACATGCGCCAGCCGCTCACGGGTCTCCGCCGTTACGGGGAGCCGTTGCACACTCGCCGCCTTGCACGCCGCCGCCATCCGCGCCGTGTCGATCGAGATTTCGTCGTCTCGGTCATCGCACATCGTCTACTCTCCTAGCCTCCAGCACGGCACGCCGTGCCACACCACCATGCCGCTGCTCTCCTCGCCATCGGGCACCGCCGCGAACGTGCCCTCGGGCCACGCATCCTCGGGCACAAGGTCCGTGGGATCGTCCTTCACGTAGCCGATCCCCTCTGGCACCCCATCGGATTCCAACTCGTACAAGTAGACCTGGCGCACGAACCACTCGACTGGCCGAACATGTAAATCGAAATCCTCGTCATCATACAACCAGTCATTCCCAAGCACGATCTTCGCCTCGGGATCAAGCGAGGCCGCCCACGCCGCGAGGTCACTCGCCTTGACAATTGGCATCACTCGCCCTCCTCTGTCTTCGCGTCTCGCCGAGCGCCGCGTAGGCCGCAAGGATCGCTCGCGCGAGGCTTCCACTCCCCATCGTTAGTTTGCCATCAGGTCCGTCAAGCCAGGTACAGGACTCATCCTCGGCGGGCTGCATGTGCCCGAGCACGTCGCGCAGCGCCTTCCCCAGCACCACGACGCGGGCGCGGAGCGTTAGCAGTTCAGCTCTCTCGGCGCGCTGATGGTCCTCCAACCAATCGGCGACCTGATCGAAACTGTCGTCGCGCTGCTCACACATCGTCGTCTCCTCGTTGGTGCCGGCTACTGAGCCATCACCGATTTCAGAGTCATCGTCGCTTGCGCTGACGGCGCAAACGGGTTGCGCTCCGTATTCACGCCCTCATGTTTCTGGCACAGTTCCCAGCGCCAGACCAACGGCGCGAAGATGCGGAAATCCACGATAGTCGGTTGAGTCTCAACCGTCACTACACATCCGCACCGGAACAGCATCTGAAGTGTTCGGTCAGCTTGCATCTCGATCCCCCTCGTTGGTGCCGACTGGGCCGCCTACCGTTGGGATCACGGCCACAGGACTCGGCGGCCCTTCCGACACCGTAGCCCTGCTCCCAGCGGCGGGTCGTAGCCCTCACTCCTCGGACGCCCGGCATTGCCTCAAACCGCGCCGAGGCCGCTGGAAGCTTGTCGCGCTCTCAGACGCGCCCGCCCGGGCTTAGGCGAAGCTCACGCAACTCGCTCATAAGTAGGTGTACAGCCGCCTTCACGTGTCTCACCATCTCATCTGCCTTTTCACTTCCCATGCCGTTCTGTCGCATCAACTCTGCTAACTGAAAGCAGGATGCCTCTGCGCCCATGCAGTTACTCAAGGCGGACTTGATTACCGCATTTAGTTGCTCATCACTTGTCATCCCACGGCGCCTTTCCCTTGTGGAGCCGCCCCCATTCCGCGTCGGTGAGGGGACGGTAGGTGCCGCCGTACGGGCCGCACGGCTCGAACGACGGTGATCCGTCCTCGTAGAATATGCAATCGCCTTCCCACACCAAGAGCCCCAAACTGGGTATGTCCCCCAGGTTCCAGGCGACCTCGCCCCATGCCTCATCGTCGAGGAGTTCCCGGACTTTGGGTTCTGCGTCCAATATGTATCGTCGATCTCCAAAGGCAGCGACTAGCACCTGCCCTGATTCCACGCCCCCGTCCTCTTGTATCTCATCCATCTTGATCTCCTACGGCCGCACAGTCTCTTCCGCCCGATTCAGTTCATGTCCCGCAACTCCCACCCACGAACCCACATGTTCCACTCATTGCTGTCGAGAGGATGCGGGCATTGCTCCAGCGCCAGCCCGGCCTCCCGCGCCTGTGCGCCCCTATCTAGCATCTGTTCCAGCGCGTCGCATCGGCGGATCGTGTCAAGCACGGCGGTTCGGAGATCGGCACCAGAACCCGCGACGAACATGCCCTTGAATCGGACTTGGGACATCACCCCGCGCTGAAATCGGACGATGAAATCGTGCTCGTAGCACCACTGGAGTATCTCGTCGATTCGCTCAGGCATCCATAACTTGGCCATCAGTACCTACCCTCCTACGGGCACCCGGCCTCGCGTGGCCCCAGCACCTCGAAACGAAGCAGTTCGCGTTCCGCGTCGGCGATCAAAGATTCGCAACCGTCCACGCCCGCCAGATTCCACCCACAATGCCCCGCCCTGAGAGCATGGGCCGCCATGCTTGTTAGTTTGCGGATGCACTGCCGCATCTCGCGGGCCTCATCGTCGCTCTCAACCGACCATGCCATCACCATTCCTCCAAGGGGTAGGGCAGCGGATCAGCTACCTGATCTCTCCGAGGTGCACTCACCGCGCGCGTTCATAGCGCACCTCTTCTCCCATTCGTGGGGCTGCCCGCAAGCTCATGTCGGATACTCCTTGAGCGCCCATAAGTCGTCGGGGATGCGTCCCTGTTTGCCCGCCCTAGGGCCACTGTCCTGTTTCACAAACGTCGCTATTCCGGCGTCGTGGCACTGCGCCACGATGTCCGCGAGCCACTCGATCTGCATGGGGCGCGCGCCGGGACCACTCTCGCCGCCGCAAATGGCCCAAAATCTCTCGGGGTGTGACAGCCGCGGTATGACATCTCCGAGATCAACCGGACCAAGCAAGGGCTCCAGCGACACGAACCGCACCGCCGCCGGCACTCGTAGGAGCAGCGGAATCCGCTCATCGGCGCGCTCCTGGTCCTCAGCACTGACGCCGAGCCAGATGCCTGGCAGCGGTGCTGGCCGCCACTTGCTAGGGAGCGGGACGTCGATCGCGCGGTTCCAACGCTCGAAGAACTCGACCATACGTTCCGGCCTTTTCGACAGGACCTGATAAACGTGCTGTGGCGCGGCGAGCATCGCCAGAAATACCCGCGCGATGAACTCGAACGGCACCGCCGGGTGGAAGAGGTCGCTCATCGAGCAGACGAATATATACCGCGGTTTTCGCCAGCGGATCGGCATATCGAGCAGGTCTGGGTGACACCGGACCTCACCCGTCCAGTGGCCTCGGGTGTCGGTGAGGCCGTCGTACTTGGGGATCGACTTCTCCCGATGCGCCATCCGGTGCGTCATGCGTTCACTATAGCAGTGGACGCACCCTGGGCTCACCTTCGCGCAGCCCGTGACCGGATTCCAGGTCGCATCCGTCCAGGCGATCCCCGTCGTCTCAGCCATCGTCGGTCTCCTGTTCCGTCGTGAACACCATTCGTCGCGTTGGATGCCATTCGGCAATCTGTGCCGTCGGTACGCCGAGCAAGCCCAGCAAGCGCCTCACCTGGTCTGCGCTACCAACGGTGCAGATGTGTCGTTTATTTCGCGCCACCTCGTAAACCTGGAAGCGATCTCGGATGCCGTTCGTCCGCTCGACCGATATGTGCATCGTCAGTCCCCCTCAAAATGGCGGGCCCAGCCCTTTCTGATTGGGCCCGCCCTCGTTGAACCAACCGTAAACTCAATTCAGATTCGCCTCCCTTCGCTTCTTAGCTGTCGCCGATAAGGCCGCGTCCGAAGCAGCCGAGTCACGTTCCTGCTTCGCCCGCACGCCAATGATGCCCAAGCCCGCACCAATCCCGATGACGAACTTGATCCACGGCTCCTCCGGCCACGCCAACGCCGCAGCGGACGCCGCCGCTGTAACCACCCCGCCAAGAACACCCTTGGATCTCAACCACCACTTCTTCACCTCTTGCTCCTTTCACGCACCTACCATCGGCCCCCAGAGCCCAAGACCGACAGCAGCCCAAGGGCGATGAGAGCGACGACGATCAACACGACACCGATCCAGAACAGAACCACCCGCTAAATTCTCACGCAAAGAACTGCCGTGTCTTCTCTAGACCCTCGGCCGTTCGGATGTCGAGCACCTTGCACAATCTCCGATAGCCCAACGCGCCCACCGCCCGAATCGCTCCCGGAATGTAGTCCTCCTCAAACGAGTTCACGACACCTGCCGGGATCCGTTCAATGATGTTGGTCCTCGGGACCAGATACATCCTCGTACTCACCCAGCCAAGCCACTGCTCCTCTCCACGTCGATCTCTCGAACAGAACGCCACGACGACCCCATCCGCCGAATCAAGGTCCACGATATCCCACCCCGAGGTATCAGTCATCCGAGTGGCCTGCAATCCCAAATCCAGTGGCCCAACCTCGACTCTGGCCCGTCGAAACCATTCCCAAAAGTTCCGAAGAACCGTGTTGTTGTAGGTGTTGCCATCCATCACGAGCAAGATGCCCTGCGTCTCGATTTGATCCACCACGCCTCGTATCGTCCCCCCCGTCCCAATAGACACATCAGGGTTCTGGTAGACGTAGTCGATCTCCAAGTCGTGCGGCGTCTGATAGGTGAACCCACGGTGATACACCGCCCCGATAGTGTCCTCGATCTCCGCGCCCCGGTGCTCAACCACCATAACGACACGCCGAAATCCCGCGTCGACCAGTCTATCCAACGTGTGGGTTACAAACGGACGCCCGTCCACCGGAACAAGAACCGACGGCCCGTCCCAAACGTCTTGAAGTTGTACCCCCATACCCCCAGCCAAAATGACCGGAGTGATGAGCTCCCCAAGTTCTGACATTTCAGTCCCTACCTTCCCACGTCCAAGGCACATCGAGCGCTCTGTCCATGCCGGACACGAGCATGATCCGAGACCGGTCCTGCTCTGGAATCTCCAAGAACTCCAAGTCGTGCTCCCTGGTCCTGTTGCACCGCACGTATTCAAACACATTCTCCGGAGCTTCCAGAAACCCCTCCGGGAGCGTAACGTCCGGGTGCCGAAGGAACGCATCGTAACGGACGTCGACGAGTTCATAGTGGCGCCGAGGGTAAGAGCGTACCAGCGCCCTACTCTCCGCCTGGGTGACACGGATCACCAGCGCAGCACGTTCCACTTCGAGGAGCCGCTCGGACCCATCGAAGTCTGCCGCCAAGTCCGGGTTCTGCCACATCCCCTCCCAAGCGTGCATGTACATCCACCCCGCACACGAAGCATCCATCGTCCAAGGCTTGGGCTTGTTCGCCGCAGAATAGAGAATCGCCAACGGATGCCGGTGCAGGAGTATGAGATGCAGACGCGGGAAATTCTCGAGCAGCCAGGGGATCCGCAGCCCCAGATGCAGAACCTTCAGCAGCGCCCCGTCGTGAATCATCGGCGATAGGTAATCCCTCAACTCCGGGAACGGATCGCATAGAGGCCTGAAGTAGCACTGCATGAAGAAGTTCTTTGGGTAGTGGGCTAGGACATGCTCCCGCAAGCAGCCACCATACACGGCGAAGCGTTCGTCTTCTGTCGGGATCGGGCTCCTAGCGTCGTCCCAAACTTGAGGATTCAACGGCTCGAAGTAGCAGTCCGTCACCGAGGGGTCCTGCCGCAACGCGTCGAAGAGAAACGAAGTCCCACTCCTCGCCAAGCCGACGATCATCTTCGCAGGAAACGCCATCATGGCACCTCCCTTACTGCTTGGGATCCTCGACCACCGGGTCGCCCGGACGAGACATCGACATTTCGCGTCGATGATCCTGCAACACTCTCCACCAACCCAGCGCCGTCCGATACCTACCCGCCATGTTCTCAATGCCGCGCACCGCCTCCGAAGCGGAGTTCTTCTCGACGTACGCAACTGCAGAATCGACGAGCGCAGCTTTTGCCGCACTGTACTCACGCTCTACCTCATCAAAGACCTGAAGGATCAAGGGGCGAACCCGTTTAGCATCCTCCCGCGAAAGGTACCCACGAACACATGTATCCGCCACCAACGCCAACGTGAACTCACGACCTGTTACAAGCATTCTGGACCCCAAACACATCACGGAATCCTCGCGGTGTTGCTCTGAAACGGCACAGGGGACCACGTACTCTGAGCCGCAACTCGCGCCCGTTCAGCACCCTCCTCATCGATAATCCGACGCACAATGTCGTTCACCATCCAGTGGATATGCGCCAATAGAATTTCCCGGGGGCACCATGCAAGCTCTACGATGCTGACCGGGAGCAGCCGAGCTTTCGTGTAGACCCGGGACGTGCACGTACGAACTTCCAACTCCAGCAGCATCTCCGATCTACCCGGGGCACGCTGCGCGAAGAAGCACTTCCCAAGCAAATGCACCGAAGGATGATGAAACCAGCCCTCCTCATGCGACGCCCAGAGTTCTTGCGCGACAGAACACCGCGCAAGAATCCGCTCATTCAGACGACTGTTTGGCTGCGGAGTTACCATTGATCCAATCTCCCAAACGGCGCGCTAGTCTCGATCACACATAGTTCACGGATCGATTGTCGTCGTGTGACCCAGATACTCCTCTTGAAACGCCGCTGGGTACAGGATCGCCAACTCCATCTTGAGGTTCGCGTAGACCTGGCGGTGGTGCGCAAGGACGTTCAGTCTCTCGGTCGCGTCCACGGCACCGACCGGTACCGAGGCCACGTTTGCACAACTCCCGAAGTTCCTTGGACAGCTTGCGCCCACGTTTCTCCATGTGGGCGATCCCATCGTCGAGCATCCTCTGCACTTGGGCGAGCGGATCGGGCGGGGCAGTCTTGGTACAAGGACATCCTGGGACGCTACACGGTGGATAGACTGGTGCCTTCGCCGGCTCAACGGGCTTTGTGCCGTCTACGCTCCGAAGGATAGGCCCGCGCACTGTTCCAGTGATTCCACCCGTAATCTGCTCGTAATCGGACGGGGGCAGTGTCGAGTACTGTTCGGGCGCGGCGTCGCGGACTTCACGAAGCATGTCCTGAACGCGGTCGATCTTCTCAGTGATCGCATCGACGACCTTGTAGTCTGGCGCGAGATAGCAGGAGGAGATTCCTGCCGAGGTGGCGTGGGGACGCCCCAGTGACCAAGTGCTCATCGTGGCGCGGACCTCTTCGAGTTCCTGCAATGCCTTCGAGGCGACGGACGGCGAAACCTCGACGACCCCGTGCAGTTCCGCGGGTGTGGCATCATGGATAGGTCCTGAGTACTCTTCGACGAGGGGGAAATCCTTGCCTTCTTCAGCTCGCTCGTCTCGAAACGGATGTGTCATTGGAAACGTCGGCGGATGTGGGTTTGGATCGTACGAGACGCGCACCGGTTCAGGGCGTGGCTCCGTGACGGGCAGTGCCAGCGCCTCGCGCGCCCTCTCACACACCACCGCCGCCATGTCGGTGTACCCCTTGGCGTAGTCCCCGAACATGCCGACCATCTCGGCCAAGGCGTAGTGCAACCGCTGCTCCGTGCTCTGCTCGCTCATCCCTCATTCCCCCTCGGCGCCACTCACTGCGCAGTCCACCTGAGCCTCCATGGCCGCACGAAGCTGAATCGACGCCCCACCATCCGCGATCACCACGTCCTCGTAGTGACCGAGATCGCGCTCCTGCAAACCTACCCACCGGAGGATCCCCACAGAAGCAATGGTGTAGCTCTTCGATAACAAGAGCCCACCCCCTGAGGACGCCCGAAGAACTCGAAGAACCCGCGTCTCAAAATCGAACTGCACCAACACCCGATCACCTGGCGAAACCCCCATCGCCCGTGCCACAGATGCGGACAGACGAATGGTCTTCTGACTCAGAAGGATGCCGCCGCGTCGACGACCCGGCACGTATGTCTCGAACGCCATGACTCACTCCTCTTCACTTTCACCCTGCTTCGCCCGATCACGCCATACCGTGTGACGCACACGTCCCCGCAACCGATCACGCCACCAGTTCAGAGCCAGCGACGTCTGACATGACCAACGACCCGTCTCCGACTTGATGAAGGGAACCGACAACCCATGCGTGATGTCGTACATCATCCGACTGTGCAACTGCGTCGTCGTGATGCCCAATATCGGAGCCAACTTCCCTAACGGCAACACCTTCCTGAACCGCTCCGCCCGAGTCTCACGCCACGTCGGGAGCTTGCCATACCCACCCTTCCGAGTCCCAACGATCTTCCACCACTTCCGCACCTCCCACCAACGCGCGTAAAGACGACCACGAGGCTTTGTCCGTATGTCGAACGGACTCCCATACCCGCGGAGGTTGCAGTCGTGAACCCGCTGACTGAAGCTCTCGAACTCCACCCCCAACGCCACAGCCGCCTGACGTGTCGTAACCAAATCCATCTCGCCGTAGCTGTCCGGGTCCTCCCAGTCCCGAACCCGGTGCCCACCAACCTCAGTCCCGTCAGGCAGAACCGCAAATGCCTGAGACTCCTGAAATTCGGATTTCTTCGCACCTGTGCCAAAACCCTTCATATTGTGATCCTTTCAGAGCATATTCTACCACGGACTCGCGGCAACGTCAAGAAAAATTACATGAACTCTTGCAACGTGCCCGAGCCACGGCTGGAAATTGTTAGGTAATTGCTATGGCCCACTCGGAGTACGAATTGTCCTGAAGTGAATGCCTTTCCCAGCCAGTTGTTGGCACATTTTTCGTGGGGGAGTTCCAATGCTACTCTACGCCGGATTCACATGAGGAAATTTGCGACCAGTACACGCGATGCCAATACGAAACCCTACCCTTATATGTACAGCACGGGTCTATTAGATATTTGCAAGAACTCTAATTGAGAACCATTCGCAAGATATTTTTAGACGCTAATATGCCTAGGGAGTCATATTGGCATCACGTGTATTTGATGAACAAATTCTCATATGGGATCGTCCTAGAGTAGCATTAACACTGGCCCACGAAAAATCTGCCAACAACTGCCCAGGAAGCGACTTCACTTCAGGACAATTCATAAACTTTAGGTGCCACTTCAGGACACTGCGAGAACATGCCCCCCAATATTCTTGAAAATCTCTTGCAAATTGCTAAGACAACCATTTTGTTGTCCACACCTAGGTTGTTTTGAATTATCAAACCTGACATGCGTGTCAAGTTCCACTGGGAGGGTCCTGCCGCCTGTTCTTGTGCGTGTTTTTGTCAATTTTAAGTTACATTTTCAAATTACGTGTACGGGAGTCCTACCTTCCTCTCCCGGTCCCTCGCGCGTGCGCGTGCGTTCCTACCTACCCTACGGTGGCGGGGTGTATCCTTTAGGACACGGGCGTAGTTGATGACAAAATGTCAAACCTTACGGGAGAGGTATGTCAAAATGACACGATATCGGACGTCGATATCGGGAACCGATAATGTCCCTCGGTCAAAGCGCCAAAACCCGGTCGTGGCGCGGTTCTACAGCATTCCATGCGAGATATCTGCGAGAAATGTTGCAATATCTCTTGACAGGCGAATTGCCCGGCATTATACTCTGTGTTGACCGGCAGGCGGGGCAGGAAACGAGCGAGGGATCGCCTCTCACTTGTCCTAAGTATGCCCTTGCCCTACATTCGGAAACTGAGGCATTCCATCCGTGGGTGCCCACCAGGGGAAGGGTACGGCGATGGCAACGCAACTCAGGCAACGCAAGGCGTACGTCGCAGGAGACATCGTTCTGGTCTACATCTTCACACGGCCCGACGGGTCGCAGATTGCCGCGCACGTGTACAGCCGCGCCACATGGGATGTCGCCTGGAAGGATGGGCTAGGCTGGAAGGCAAGTGCGCGATGCGCCGCGCCCGAGGCCCTCTATCAGCTTCCAGAGGCGCCGCTTCGGCAGGGCTGCTAGGCGTGACGCACACCGAGCGTCCATCCGTGGGCGCCTACCACCCGGGAACGGATCAATGTCAGACGAACGCGAGCGGGATTACGAGCGCGCGGCGAGGCGTTATGAGCGTGCCGCGCGGGCAATGGTGTTGGCAGAGCGTCGGGGTGAGTACCTACGGGTATTGCGGGCTCAGGAGCGCCGGGAGGATGCGCGTCGGGAGCTAGTAGCGGCGCGTCGGCACGCGAACCTGGAGACGTGACAGGAGTCGGGCACACAACGCCATGCGTCGTTGGTTCCGTTTTTGGTAGGATGATAGCCTAGCCTGACGGCGCATGGCAAGGGAAGGGCTTCACGATGGCAACGCAGGCGATCGGGACAAACGTCGAGGTAGAGATCAGCGGGAACGTGCTCACGATTCGGGTCCAATTGGACCAGGATCACGGACCGTCGTCGTCGGGGAAAACCAGTGTGATTGCGACGACGCATGGTACGGTCGCAGTCCAGCCGGGTGTGCTGGTGGGCTTGAACGTGAACCGTAAGGCGAAGTGAGCGACATGGCAACTCCGATCGGGATGAGGCGCATGGGCACACTGACGTACGCGCACTACCGGCGGGCTGAGTACTGGCGTGACCGGTCCGCGTTGTGGGCGTGGTATCACCGGGCCGTCAGTCGCCGCCAGTACAGCAATGCGCGATGGTTCCTTGCGAACCTGGCCGGCCGTCGCGCTTGCGTCTGTGAAGAGCTCGCGATCCGTCTACCGTAATGGCAAGCCGGGCACCTGGGTACGGGCCAGGTGCCCACCAGGGAGGATCGGCGATGAACGAGATGCTGATTGATGTCGATGCGAGTGAGTACGGCACGGCGGACCAGGTAGACCAGTTGCTTGCCGGCCTGCGGGTCGAGGGCGTGGACATTGCCATCGCGGACCTGGACGGCAACGCCGAGTTTGGCCACGCGGTGCGGCTCGCGGCGGGCACGTCCGAGTGGGCCGTCCCAGCACTGGCATACGTCCGCGACATGTGCGGCCTGTCGATCCTCTAGCACCGTTCGGCACAACGGGCGCCCGTACGTGGGCGGCAATAACGGAGAGATGAGACGATGGCCACGACAGAGCTCGCGGAACTACAACGAGCGGCAATCCAGGCACGGGAACGCTACACGCAGGCGGTGGACACGCGCGAAGCAGCATACACGGCATTCCTAGATGCAGATCGTGCCCAAGCCGAGGCGATCCGCGACGTGATCCGCGCGGACGACGCCGTGACAACGCGCAAAGTGGCGTTTGCGCAAGAGCAAGACGACGCCGAGCATGATGCCGTATGGGAACTGCAACACGGTGCGACGTGGTGACGCGAGGCCGCGTGCTAGGCGACGACGGAACCGGGCGTCCGTACGTGGGCGCCCACACCAGGAGGGTACGACGATGCGATTCATCACAGACGACGATCCAGGTGAGCCCGGCACAGAGTACCGATACTACGTGTCCGTCATTGACGACGACGATCCGCGCAACGTGCGTTCGGGCATCCTCGCCGGCCCGTACACAACAAAGGCGGATGCGGCCGCACACGAACCTGAGGCACGGAACAGAGCCCGTGACGCCGACCAACGGGCTCACTGGTACGCTTACGGGATATGCCGAGCACCGGCCACAGTTACGTTGCGACCCGTCTTTGGGCTGCTCTGAGAGTCCGCGGGCGCCTGGGTACGGGTCGGGCGCCCACCAGGGAGGGGACGACATGAAGCGGACTGAAGCCGAGCAGTACGCGGCGGGAATGCGCGACGCACAACGCGACGTGCTGAGCGAGCGCGACGACCACCCCGAGTCATACGTTGAGACAATGAGACGCCTCCGCCGACAGATTGCGGCGGTCTACGACAGCGCCTATACGGACGGCTATCTGGAGCAACTGGGCGCAATGCTCGACGCCGACTAGGCGTTCATCCGTGGGCGCCCACCAGGGAGGGGATGGGACAATGGCAACGCAGGAACCGACAACCACCGGCGACACGTTCGGCGAACCGATCTACACCTACACACGCGCCCGTGCCATCGCGGACGGCGTGTTGGTCGACGTCACCGAGACGGCGCGCGAGGCGGGCTTCCGCTATCCCGTCGCGGTGACGGACCACGTCTGGGCGGACTGCGTGGCGTGGTGCGAGGCCGACACGAAGCGCAAGGGCTGGCCGCAGGATGAAGCCGGCCGCCTCTGGGACGTGGTGTGGATGGCGTCCCGAGCCGGTCGCGGTACCTACCGAATCGGTGTAAAACGTGCAGATGGCGTGATGACATTCCAACTTCGTTGCGTGCCACGTGACGGACGCGGCCACGGCGCCAAACTCGTGACGCTCAAGGCGATCTGCGGCCCCGGCGACAATGGCGAGCCCGTCATCACGATCATGTTTCCAGAGGATGACTAGGTGCCCATCCGTAGGCACCCACAACGGGAGGGTGAGACGATGGCAACGCAGGAATCGGGGCAACTGTACGACTTCGAGGAGTGGCAAGAGCGCGTCGATGATGAGATTCTCGAGGCATCGGGACAGTACCGCAAAGACTTGCCCGACTGTACATTCGCCGACTGGTACAACCGCGGTGTGAGTTTCCTCCACGCCGCCCACAAGGCGATTCGCTACGCACAGACGCACTAAGCGCCGACGTACGGCACCACAGGGAGGGATGGAGCAATGGCACGGTACGAATTGACCGAGACGGTGGGTAGGTACGTCACCTACTCGTACATCATCGAGGCAGAGAGCGAAGACGACGCCTGGGAAGCGTGGACGGCCGCCGGCGAGGAAGTCGACGTCAAGATCGGCGAGATCATCACGGATATCGAGCCCGAACGCGACGTGGCACGACTAGACTAGGCGCCCACGTATGGGCGCCCACAGAGAGGGATACGATGAGTACGCGATGTCAGGTAACGGTCATCGCAGAGAACGCGCCCGATGAGGCGATCACGCTCTACCACCATACGGACGGGTACCCGTCCTACATGGTCCCCTGCATCGCGCACGCCTACGCGCTCTACCGAGAGACAGATTCGCGCATCTCACCAAGGGCGGGAATCGCCGCGTCTTGGCTCTGTGCGGCCGACCCCGGCACATTCGAGATCGAGGCCGGCCGTCCCAAACACGGCGACCTGGCCTTCGCCTACGAAATCTACCTCGGCGAGTCACCCCGCGACGAATGGGAAATCGCCGAGATCATGCACTACCGCATGGATCGCCAACCCTTGAGCCAAGCACTCGCCACGACCCCGACCGACGAATGGTGCTACGAAACGCCGGAGCAGGTACGGGCACGGTACGCGTCCATAGCTGAGCAGACAGGCGCCGAAGTCTCAACGGACATCTGACGCAGCAACAAGGCGGGCATCCGTGCCCGCCCGAAGGGAGAGAGGCATGAAACGGCAATGGTGTGTGTACTGGACCGGCGGCGAGTACCGCATCGGCATCGCAGGCATCGAACGGCGCGGCTTCGGATGGTGCGGATACGGGCCGATGAGCCACGCAGAGGCGCATCGCCTCATCGCGCACTGGGATGCCGAGGATCACCGCTGAGTCGTCGGCTAGGCGTGCAACCCCGAAAGGCTAGACCATGACCGAGAACTGGAAGCCGACCCATGAGCTTCGGCATCGAGATAAAGCGCGCAACGCAGATGACCCACCAGTGCTCGTGATGCGAGTGGGGCACCGAGCGTACACGCGTCAGGAGTGGCCCGAAGGCCCCGCCAGTTACACCATCGCCAAGTACTCTGACTGGTGCTGGCATGGCGACTCGTTCGTCGGGTCGGTACGACCCGTAACGGACACGGGACACACGAGAGGCTAAACCATGATCGAATCGACTCTCATCGCCCACGTGGAACGCACACCCCTGGCCAACGCAATGGCCCGGCTTGCGAAGCTCGCACCTTCCAAACAGACGCTTCCGATCCTGGGACACGTCTTGCTCGACGCCTCTGAGTCCGGCGTCTGCCTGACGGCGAGCAATCTGGAAACGACCGTCAAGATCACCGTGCCGGCCCAGGTCGAACAGCCTGGCCACGCGACGATCCCCGCCCGACTCCTAGAGCAGGTGGTTCGGGCGGATCGCAGCCCGTGGCTCACCATCGAGACCACTGGGCTCACCACCACCCTTGCACAGAGCGGGAATCGCCCCTACATAACCTTCACCGGGCTTGACCCGACTGAGTTTCCCCACACTCCTACGCTCGGTGCGCAGATCGCCCACGTCAAGCCGGGCGCGCTTCAGCACGCAGTCCGGCAGGTGTTGCCGTGCTATGACACGGATGGAATCGACTACTCCATTGTGGGCGTCTACCTCGACTTTCAGGCAGATCACATTGCCGTCGTGACGGCGCACCGCCATCGGGTGGCACTCACCGAAGTTCCCGCGACGGTCCTTGCGCCTACGAGAGCACTCATCTGCCTGACGGCCGCGCAACAGATCACGATGCTCCCGTCCGACGACGATGTTGCAGTCTACGGGACGAACGAAGCCGGCGGATGGCTTGCGTTCCGTGCCGCCGAAACCACGCTCTATACGCGCCCGGTCGGCACTGCGTACCCCACTTACCGCGCCATCCTTCCAACCGAGCATCGCATCTCCGGCACGGTGAACCGACGCGCCCTGTTGGAATCGGCGAAGCGGGTCCGCAAAGCCGCCGACCGCGGCGATCCGCGCATCCGCATCGACTGCGAATCGAATCATCTCACACTGCATTGTGCGAACCGGGACGGCATGGCTGCGTCCGAAACACTCGACGCGACCTGCAACGAGCCGATCCAGTTCGCCCTCAATGCCAAGTACCTGATTGATGCGCTCACAACGCTCGTTGAGAGCGAGAAGGTCTGGTGGGGCATGAACGACCCGCTCGCGGCCATCGTGTTGCACGACGCAACCGACTCATACCCCATCGCACTCATCATGCCAATGCGCTACAAGGACTAACCACGGAGCCCCAACCCAGAGAGGGAACGAAATGAACCAATCCCAGTACGACATGCTGCGGCGATCCGTCAGCGAGTGGAATACCTGGCGGAGCGCAACGAGCGAGAAGATCGACCTCCGCGGCGCGGACCTAACTGGCGCGTACCTCGCCGGCGCGAACCTCACCAACGCGAACCTCACCAACGCGAACCTCCGCAGCGCGTACCTCACCGACGCGAACCTCCGCGGCGCGTACCTCCGCGGCGCGTACCTCACCCGCGCGAACCTCCGCGGCGCGGACCTAACTGGCGCGTACCTCGCCGATGCGTACCTCACCGATGCGTACCTCACCGATGCGGACCTCGCCGGCGCGATAGGCATAACGCCGTACAAGACACAACCACTGTACGCGCTACGAATGAGCGCCACACCAGTCACCCTGTTCGGACTCGTCAATGCCGATGGACAGGGCATCTACGACGGCGGGATCACCTATGCCGTGGGCCACGTGGTTGAAATCGCTGATTACGACACCGACGAAACGCACGGCTGTGGCGCAGGGATCAACCTTGGCACGCTCCAGTGGTGCCTAAAGCAATGGTCAGAGGGCTACCGCGTCCTACGTGTCACGGTTGAGCCCGCAGACATCGTGGCGATCCCGCTGATGTCCGATGGTAAACTCCGTGTCCGCCGCTGCACCGTCGTCGATGAGATTGACGTGGCACCACTACTGCAACCCACCACGTTATAAGAGTCTCAACCCGGAGAGGAGCCACGGGGCTGAGCGTCACCAATCGCGGGGCTGGCCTAACCCCGGCCCCACTCAGAGGGGGATGAACGATGAGTCTCGAATCCCGAACGACCTTCACCAGCGGGTATGCCACAATCTTCTTTCACGCCGAACTCCGGGACCGCTACGGAACGCCCGACAGCATCGCCGACATGAACGGGCGCCTCACCGTGGAGATGACCGCAGAGGGTGATCCCGTGGTCTCCTGCTCCGTCTACGATGGCGGGGTCCTGTCGCCATCAGTCCGCGAGATCATCGCGCGCGAAGCGTTGCGAGAACTCAAGGGAGACATCACGATCCTACTCGCCCAAGGAATGTCGGGATAAGCTGGACGCGGCGGAACTCCTCATCATCGAGGTCTGCGAGGCCGTAGGAGAAGGTGAAATGAGCCGGGAAACCATCCACATGCTCCTTCAGCTTTCTCGTGCTGGGGCGGGAATTACAGGGGCCCTAAGATGTACGGGGCTCCGAGATGGTACGGATGCGTTCTCTCAGGAGCGTAGTAGGCGTGTCCACAGCATCCTCCAGTCTGCAGCAAAGGAGTTCAGGTCTGCGTTGGCAGATGCTCTGAGGGACTTGCCATGACGGTTTACGTGGTGTGTCCAGTCTGAGACGAGGACGTGACATGGCCTATTACGTCTACGAACGGAAGACCGAGGAGCATGTCGAGATTGGAATCGTGCTTCACAAGAAGGCGGTGCCGAAAGGCGCTGCCGTTCTGAAGGCGCGCGATCTGTGGCTGGCGATTGATCTCGTGCACGTGAAGCGCTCGAAACTGGCGGCACGTGGCTTCCAGCCGCTGAGCGATCCCGGGCTGGACGTGCCGTTCTGTCAAATGTGGGGGCGTTGATGATGAACAGTTCGGGCGCGACGAGGCATGAATCCTTCTCCCCGGACGACGAAGAGGCCGCGCTGATTGTGGCGGCCTACGACGCCCTGCGTGCGTTGCTGAAGTCGCTACGTGACAAGCACGGTACCCCGGTCGAGTCTTGTCGTCAGTGGGTGCTAGAGACTGGTATGGTGAGCTCCGGCGTGATTCACTTTCTGATCGAGGGGAGAACGTTCAACCACGTATTCTTCCTTGAGCAGTTCGACATGATGATCGAGCCGGAGGGCGTGGAAGAGGCGGGACCATTGAAGGAGGGCTTCTTGCCGGTGTAAAAAAGGCGCGCGGGGGGTGCGCGCCGTCTGACAACCTGCACCTTGGAAGGGTAGTGCGGTGTCGATTCTACTACGGGTGAGCACGCGGCGTCTACTGGAGATTCTGACGGCCGACGTCCTGTTTCCGAAGTACGGGCCGGACGACGTGCCGGAGGGCGACGTGGTGGAAATGTCGGAGGAGGCGCTGCGGGAGCTTCTTGAGGAGGCTGGTGCTAGCGTCGTACCGGTGGGCTTGGTAGAATCAAACCTGCCTGCCGACGCGAATCACACTGGGAGGGACCTGAGATGAGTGAGAAGAAGACGCTGCTTGAACTGGCGAAGAACTACGCCGACTTCATGGAGAGGTTGGTGGACGGGGCTGAGACTGACGAGGAGCTGGACAAGCTGATCGCCGAGTTCGACGAGTCGGCGAAGGAGCCGTTCGAGGCGAAGTGCGATGCCTACGCGCGCATCGACAAGATGCTGGCGGCCGACTTGGCAGCGTTGTACGCGCTCATTGAGCCGCTGTCCAAGCGGGGGGCGTCCATCGAGCGGTCGAGGAAGGGACTTCGGCGTCGGCTGTTGCTCGCGTTCGACGTGCTGGGCCTCCAGAAGGTGAAGACACTCGTCGCGACGCTCTACACGATGCGAACAGAGAGCGTCATGGTGGACGACGAGAGACGGATCCCGGAGCTCTACTGGCGTGTGACTCGGGAGCCCGCGAAGAGCGAGATCGGGAAGGCGATCAAGGAAGGTGGCACGGTCCCGGGCGCGCACATCGAGGAGTCGAAGGCGCTTGTGATTCGGTGAGGAGCCTGTGATGGTCGAGATCAGGACACGTGACGAACAGAGAAGCCACGCACTGGTGCCGGTCTTGGAGAGCGAGGCGGAGATCGTCCAGCTAGACGATCAGCAGATCGTCGCGACGCTCATCGGGCAGGCGATGCCCGACTACATCTACACCTTCAAGCAAGGTGGGAAGGAAATCGTCGGGCTCAGCATCGAGGGCGTCAACGAGGCGGTGAACCAGCGAGGCGGCTACACCGTGAGTCTTGAGCAGGTGACGGAGAAGGATGACTCATGGCTCGCCGTCGTCAAGGCGACTGACACTGCTCGTGGGATCGAGAAGTACGGGGCGTTTCAGCAGTCGAAGACGTACGTAACCGGTGGTGAGGACCCGTTCGCTTTCACGAAGGCGATCAGCAAGGCGCAGCGGAACGCCTTCAAGCAGCTCATCCCGCAGGCGGTGATCAAGCAGGTCATCAATCACTACCTCGCACTGGCTGGGAAGGCCCCCGTCTCGCAGGCCGCGACGCGAACGGAAGCGCAGAACCAGCGCTTCAATCAGCGCATGTGCTTCGGCATCTGGAACAAGCTTCGACCAAGACTTCTCGCGGCGAACGTTTCGGACGAGAGCTTCTGGGCGGCGGTGAAGCATCGGTTCGGTGTCACGAGCCGCGCTGACATGGACGACAAGCAGTGGTCGGAGCTTGGCGCCGAGCTCAGAGCGGCAGAGACGAATGATGACGACTTCGTCATTCTTCTCAATTGGGTACGGCCAATGTCGGTGGAAGACGAATCGAGTGGCGACGCAGATCCCGAGAACTTCTGAGGGGACAAGGATGAACGTTGTAGCAGTCGTTCTCGGGTGCTGGATAGTGGCGTTCATCGTGTGGAGTCTCAGAGGGACAAGGGGTTGAACGAATGTCGGGCATCTTCGCTGATGAGGAGGTCGCACTTGCCCATCGGGTGAGGCAGCGAATTCGTGAAGGGTGGTCGAACGAAGAGATCGGCGCGGAGTTCCACATGCACCCAAGTGTCGTGAACTGGTACTTGCTTCTCTGGTACACCTACATGACCGATGCGGGAGAGGGGAGGCTGGAGCGCGTGTTGACGTTTGACGAACGCGTCTTCCGCTACGAAAACCTGCTCTGTCCGACGTGCAGCGCGACACTGAAAGAGTCGTTCTTCGCGTCTTCGGGCCGGATCAACATGCGGGTTCAGAGCTGCAAGTGTGGTTACATGACCCGCACATTTGAATTCACCGAGGAGACTGTGGACGCGATCATCCAGCCGTCCGTGGGGCTGGTCAAGACTCTGATGATCCCGGAGTTGCTGCTGAACTTGTACCGTCCTCCCGACCGGAAGTTCGCTACGGATGTCGCACCGGCGATGATCGTCGAGCGGCCTGACGGGAAGGTGGTGGCGTACTCGGGCGAGCACCTCGACATCTTCTGGGATTTGCTGCACAACCGGCGGGAGTTGATCTTCCTCTGGGAGATGCACCCGAAGTTGCGCAACCTGATTGCCAAGTACGACCTGCCGATCAACCTCTACGCCTTGGATCGTGTGCCAAGGCAGTTTGTCGCGGTGCCGGTCGGGAACGTGTTGACCGACGTCTTACCTGGAAGGAGCGGGGAGCGGGACGGCGACGAGAGCGGGGCTCAGTACTCTCGGGTGCGGTTTCATCCAGAGTACCAGTTCGCCAAAACCATCACGCTGGCGGATGACATGGGGCGGATCGAGCAGAACTTCCTCACCGTGGAGGAGTTGGGGCAGACGTTCTCGGTCGACCCCATGTTCATCCAGGAGTTGTACGAGCACGAGTTGTCGTTGGGCCACGTGACACCGTTCAAGCGGGTGGGGACGAAACTCCTCGCCCGTGACGACGAGTTCGTGGACTGGGTAAAACAGCACGGGGCAATGGGGGAAGGAGCCGAAGATGCCGGAACCTGAGTACGACGGCGAGGACATGGCCGCCTCATACGACACGGATTTCGGGGAGCTGGACGATAACCCTAGTCCAGCACTGGAGATGCTCGCGAAGGCGTTGTTCGCCGAGTACTCGGAGGGCGGACTTCGTGTTCTGGATGGCTCTGCCAAGAAGGATGAGTTTCCGGGGCGCTGGGAAGAGATGAGTGTGGCGCGTCAAACCTACTGGCGGCTTCACGCCCGGGCTGTGGCACATGAGTTCTTCATCTTGGAAGCACATTCCTTCTGGGAGACGGAGGAGGAGAGCGATGAGTCGCACCGAACGTGAGAAGGGCGCACGGTTCGAGCGCGAAGTCGCGGACATCTTCGGAACCCGACGGATCAGTGTGCAGGGCCGGAGCGATGTGGAACACGCCGACGTTGCGCACAAGTACTTGTGGCTCCAGTGCAAACGCCGGGCGCGGCTCAGCATCTACGCATGGTGGGAGGAGACGAAACAGGCTGCTGAGGAAGCATCGAAGATGCCGGTGCTTGTCGTGCGTCAAGATCGGGGCGAGGCGTTGGTCGTGATCGACGCCAAGACATTCGCGAAGATCATGGCGGGGCTGGACAATCCTATGGAGGATGCGTCCAATGAAGACGAACTCTGAGACAACGCTCACCGTCAAGGTGAAGCTGGAAGGCAGCGACCGGATCCACGAGAAGGCGATCCGCTGGTTCCTGCATCGCATGTCCGACATCTACCGTGAGGAGTGCGCGGAAGCCTTTCAGTGGGACGCTGGGGGCAATCCGATTGGCACAGTGAAGATCACCCAGACTGACCCATCTCCCGCCGTCCTGAAGGCTGTGGAGGACGATGTACTCGAACATCTCGCCCAAGCCCGCAAACAAGCAGAGGAGGACACCGGGCAGGCGGTGTTGTTCACAAACCAACCCGAGTCGGCACCGACATCGCACGAGGAAGGGGCCTGAGATGCCGTTCAAGATCGGCGACAACCTGACTGATGCACAGATCGAGGACTTCAACACCGCCCATGCGCCGAAGAACTACCCGACGGACGAGCAGGGGGAGTTCCTGCCACCGGAGGGGAAGTACACGCTCCAGATCATCGGCGGGGAGATCGACGGCAGCGCGCACACCGGCAAGGCGTACTGCCTGCTGTTCTTCCGTGTGCTTGACGGCGACTGGAAGACGCTGGAGTTCAACTCCGCAATCGGGCTGGGGGCGAACTTCAAGTGGGACGAGCTCTTCGCCGCAGCGCAGATCAACATGATGGGGCGGGACGCCTTCGACGTCATCCAAAACGACCTGGAGGGCAAGCACGTCGTCGTCGAACTCACGCACTACACGAAGGAGACACCCGGCCGGGATGGGAAGACGTGGCGTCGCACGAGCCCGAACCTCACGTTCCTCATGGAGACGGCGGCGCTGAAGGAGAAGGCGTCGGCGATTCCGCCGGTGGACGACGACGACGTTCCGTTCTGACTGCAGGCTTCTCGGACTTCTCAGGGGCGGCGCTCCTTCGGGGGCGCCGTTCTTCTTGCGTCTCGTCGAGTTTCTCCATCATGCGATGAAGCTGACGAATGTCCCCGGGCGTCATCACTGAGGTCGGCGTGGTGCGGAACCCTGGAATGTGCTTGAAGAACGGCGAAAGAACCTCCCGTAGTTGTGCGCGTCTCGTTGCAGGCGAAGTGAGGTAGCTCGCCCGACGCTCGATTTGCCGTGCTTGACTCACGGTGTCCTGGATGCGTCGCACGACTATCCGCTTCTGACGATCCTCTCCGAACTCGTACGAACGCGGCATGTAACCGAAGCCCGAGGTACTGAGTTTCTGTATCAGCGTAATGGTGTTCCACCGCGGCACCTCTCGGAAGTCGAGTTGCTTCTCCCGATGTCGACGTTCCGTTTCGGCTGCTCGGGATTCGAGGAAGCGGAACGGGTCCCCCTGAGAGACGTTGTTGACCTCCTTCAGGAAGCGGAACGAAGTGCCGAGGAAGTGCTTGACGCGACTTTTCACATCGAACCCGGCGAACTGCTCGACCTGCATCCCTCCACCACCACGTGTATCGAGCTTGTCGATGGGCCTCTCGAAGTAGAAGTCTCGATTGGCGGCCTGCTGGAAGCCTTCCATGAGGACCGGCGTAATCATTCCCAAAACGGTTCGATCCAAGTGTGCCGGGTCGAGCCATTGGAGTAGGTCCGCCTGCGGAAGCCAGTTGCCGAGGACGTAGTACTTGCCCTCATTCGTCTTCGGGTCCTTCGCCCATGCGATGTGTGGCTGCCCTTGGACGAACTCCGGTATGTACCGACGGTCGCTCACGTCGTAGTTGTTCTGCATCTCGCCGACACCACGCGCGACGCGGAACATCATCCTCGGATTCTCGAGTAGGCCACGGAACTGATTCGGCACGTTGAACGCCGTCCACCGCATGAACGGCATGAACTTTCGATACTTTAGCCACCCCTGTGGAACGGAGGCCGCGGAGAAGATCGTGTCATGCACCTTGCGTGCGGCGTCCGCCTCATTGAAGCCCTTCTTCCGAAGGAAGAGCCAGTAGGCGAGCCGTTGTATGTCTTCCGCGTTCTGACTGACACGACGCACATAGTAGGTGTACCCAGAGTCGGCACCAGCGTAGGGTTCGTGGACCCACCGGTTCGTGCGTGCGGCGTTGTGGAAGTCCACACTCCCCATGCTAAACCGGTTGCCGGCGCGTCCAGCGGCAAGTCGAGCAACTCCGAAGAACGTCCCAAGCCCGCCGAGAAGAGCAGCGCCCTTCAAGGCTGCTCTGGCACGTTCCTCTGCATCTCCTTGTTCGAGTGTCGCTCCTCCGAGAGCGCCCGCGCTGGCTGGTATCAGGACGTTACGGTAGAAGATTCCGGTCGTGGGGTTCATGCCGACGAAATGTCGCTTCTTCCCCGCAGCGTCTCGAACGACACCGAAGAGCGTTTGGTCGATGTACTCTCTTGGATTGTGCGGCACATCCCGGTATACGGTCTGCTGGAGTGCTTCCCAGCCTTCGTCAAGAGCCGCGTCAGTTCCAGTGAGGGAGCTGACAAGCGCGTGGCCGCGGGCGCTTCGGATGGTGTCTTCGGTCGTATGTTGAATTCCGTTGAGTGTGACGTTGACCTTGTTCCCACGCAGCATCATGCCGGCCTGGATGGTACTGTCCATCGCGTCGGGGTCTAAGAAGTGCATCCCGCCCAGCGTGTGCATGAACGTGTTCCCGACAAGGTCCCGAACACGGGAGTTAGGCCAACCCGCGATGGTGAGCCTCGCCCACATCGAGGAAAGCGTCTCGAACCCCGCCATAGCAAGGGCACCAGGCTCCTTAAAGAAGTTGTCCACGTCGTAGACTTGCTTGAGCTCTTCGATGGCCTCGTTCCATGCTGCCTTGCGAGTACGAAGCCATTCTCCCGTCTCTGGGTTGGTCTCTCGGGAGAGCTCCGTGTACCGTTGCCAGAAGTTCCGTCCGATGCCTCGGAACCGCTGCCCTGGGCTCATGTACGCCTTGTGAGCGTAGTCGAGGAGCCGTGCCGACTCGGGATCTCGAATGGCGCTCGACCGTATCCGAAGCGCCCGCTCGGCACCTTCTCGTGCAGCATCTGTGGCGTCGGGGTCGTCGAGGATGGACTTGACCTGCCGATAGCTCATCATGTCCTGAACCTGATCGTCACGTAGCCGATGCTGTGGGCCGGCGTGCTTCTTCTGGTCATCCCATCCAGTCCACCGGTGTCGCTTCCCCTCCGCGTCGCGTTTGATGTAGACGAATTGGTGACGCCCCCCAAGCGTCCCATCATCTTCAAGCCACTTCGTGACGTCGTCCGGGGTTGCACCGAGCCGCTTCGCAGCCTCTTCGGGGTCTATCCCCTTCCAGTTGCGGAACTCGAACACGTCGGAGAGGTCGACGATCTCAGAGGATGGCGCCGACAAGGGCTTCGGCCGCTTCACGACGAAGTACGTGTTCCCACCGCCGGCGTGGGCGAGAACGTAGTTTTTCATCAGGCTTGCAACGGAGCGTTTGTCGTCGAAATCCTTGCCTAGCAGAACGGCGAGGTCTTGTACCCAGTCGTCAGGAGAGCTCGTCATCGCCGGCACACTATGCGTGGGATTGCTCATCGTCCAGTTGAGCAGGTCGGCGGTCAGCACCGCCTTCTTGCTGCTTGCTTGCCGTGCGGCGAAGGAGAGTGCGGGATCCATAACGTAGAGTGGTTCTCCTCGAAGGGACTTCACCACTCTCGGCTTCATCCCGGGGTAAGCCTCAGCAAGCGCCTCGGGCGTCAGCTTGAGCGCATCTTCCATCGTATCCAGCCGGAGTGTCCCACTACGGTAGAGCGCGTTCTTGACGGTCATGGGGGTATCGCTCGCCGGGAGCTCCAGCACGTACCAGTCCTGATCCTTGTATCGGACGGTCTGCGAGGACATCCGTGGGCGGAAGTAGCTGTCTGCTTTGAGCAGGGATTCTTCCGTCTCTCCGTCAGGGAGCGACATCCTGAACATCGTGCGCAGATCGCCGTCCTTCTGCGCAAGGGCCTCCGCAGCACTCATCAGCTTCTCGGGATCGAGGAACAACTGGATCGAGTCGTCGTCGAACGGAATTATCGCCTCATCGAGCATCAGCCCGGTGGGCTGTCCAAGTTCTCCTGGACGTGCGAATCGGGCGTCGACGAGCATGAACTGCGGTCGGAACTGCCGTCTCAACGAGAACGGTGCAAAGACTCCGATCTTCTGCCAGCGTTTGTGAAGGGGCTCCATGAAGCCCTGCCCGGACAGATGTGCCCGGGCGCGGTCGTCAAACAGCAGGTGGCTGTAGTGGATCATCTCGCTCTCGAAGGCGGCGGTCCCGATTCCGAAGAACTGCTCCTGCATGTGCAGTGCGCGGTATCCGTGCCGAATACCTAAGAGCGGCGCTACGTACCCGAGCAGCAGGTCTTCGGTATCGTCGGCGATCCCGAATTCCTTCCGAGCGGCTTTGATCAGGTCCATGAGCTCACTTCCTAACCCTACGGACTCGGCAGTATCCTGAAGAAACTTCGAGGTGATTTCCTCTGCGTTGACGCTGACGCCCATCGCTCTTGCAATCACCATCCTGATTGCGTCGTTTGTCATGGCGGCGGCGAGGACGTTGGGAGGTGTCACATCGCCCTGCATCCGTGCGTCCTCGAAGTAGCCTCCTGCCATAGAGACGGTGTCCTTGTAGGCTTCGGGATCGACCCTGTTGCGCGTCACAAACCCGGACTCACGTTTCACGACGCTGGCGCCCTCCTGCTGGTTCATGTTCTTCTGGGCGTTGTTCAACTGGCGGGCGTCGTCAAAGCCCTCGCGGATACGCAATTGTTCCCTGGGCGGCGGGCTGAACTCAATGACCTGCGTATCGCCGAACCACTCCCGAAGCCGCTTTATAGAGTTGCGTGTGCCCACGGGGTAGCTATCGGTGAATTGTGGTACATTGACGATCACGCCATCGTAGATCTGCTCAAGCTGCTGTCGGACAGCCGACACCAAGGCAGCGCGTTCTTCCGCCGCAGCAAACAGGATGTCCTCTGGCCGAGTCACCTTCACGCCGGTCGACGCAAGAAGATCAGCCCACTGTGCGTCGGTTGAGATCACCAGCGGATTCTGTAGGGTGACTTCTAGGCGCTCAATGTTTGGCCCGAACTCCTGTGCTGCTTCCAAGTTGATCGCAGAGTACCGAGCGGGGCCAAGGACTGCGCCTGGCATTCCAGGGCTGTACGGGGCATTGGCCTCCGCACGTCCAAACCCACGCACTGTTGAGACCGTGATTGGTTCACCAGTTTTTGCATTTGAGATGATGTCCGGGGCAGGATTCTCGAGCCCTGGTATCTCCACGATCTTTCCTGTGGGGCCCTCAAGTCGTTGTGGCTTTACGAGTTCCTCACGAGGCACTGAGAAGCCGACCACTCCCTTGGTTGCAACAGGTCCCGTAGCGGCCTCAGGTACCTTCTCAAACACCTTCGCCTTCGCCGCATAGAAGTGCTCCGCGCCACCATATTGAGCCGCGAAACTCTCCAGCCACTGAACGATATCTTCGTCCGGGCCATCGAGCGCGGCCTGTGCCTGCGCGGCGTTCACGTTGTGCTCGAAGGCGTAGTGACGAATGAGCTCTTCTCGGGTGGGAGCACGTTGTAGAGCTTGGTCGAACAACTTGGGCTCTCCGAGTGCCTCTGCCCCAACACCGGTGAATCGGTCGAAAATCTCCTTGATGCGTGGGTTGAGCTTGAAGTTCGGGAGCTCCTCCAGGAAGATGCGGGTCGCGGCGTCTGGCACCTGCTTAGCGGTAAGCTTCGTCACTTTGCCATATCCGTACATCTTGGCAAGTATCTCTACCTCTACTCGCATCCAGTGAGCGATCTTCTCAAAGAGAGGTTTGAGTTCGTCATTGGGGGCCTTTCCGATGACGAGATAACGCTCCAGATCTCGGGCGAAGCTTTCTTCAAAGAATCTCCAGTCTGATTCACTTGGTACATAGGCATTAATGGCAGAGCCTCTACGCACTATTCTACGAAGTTCTTCTCCTAGAGGACGTTTGCGACGGGTCCTAGATAGGGCATCGTAAACATCGAATATCGTGTCTATATCGTACTCTGGAAGTATGTCTCTAAGTAGGTGCCCCGGCTCATGCACCAGGGCGCTAAAGTCAGCATTGGCGTAGAAAGTCATTCTAGCTAGTGTCTTGTTGGCATACGTTACCTCTGCTATAGCCCCCTTTATTTGAGTGCCGGGGACTTGAAGTTCTACGGCTTTGTACCAGTCGTCGAGGGTCTTGAACATGTCTGGACGAGCACGCATCGCGCCCCGTCCGAGCGCATCGTAGAATTCCAGGAATGGTTCAATTTGCTCTTCTGCAAGCGTTGGCAGCTTGTCTTCTTTCCATGCCGCCCGGAGCGTCTTCTGAAATTGAGTCCTGGCTTCTCCTCGTACAACCGCCCGCAGGTTCTGTGCGTACTCCTCCCGCGCCGATCCGACGAGCCCGCCAAGTTCTGTAGCACCCGACTTCGTTTGGAACGCGGCCTCAAATGCCACCTCTGGACTCTGTGTCTCCGGCACGTCGAAGAGGCGCGCTTGCGCAGCCTTCTCCCCTGCCTGTGCACGCCAGAAGTCCGCGTACTTCTGGAAGCCCTCTTGGAATCGGTTCGACGCCGTTGAGTTCTCGTCGAAGTAGTGGAAGAGGATCTTCTGAGCCCGTTCGAGCTGGTCCCAGTTGGTCCCGCCCGTGACGAGGCGTTCGTTCTTCCACTGCTGGAGTGGAAGACTGGATTCGGTGTAGAGCTTGTAGTGCCGCAGTGCCTGGTTCAGGCGGCTGAGAAACAAGGGGTCGGACTGAGAAGCACGAAGAATGTGCCGGGAGCTCTTCATCATCCCTAAGCTCGCTCGCACACGCTCGCCCATGAGCGCTCGTGCGGCCTCGTCGTTGAGGATCATCCCCTCAAGCATGTTCTTGATCTGGATTGCACCTGCTTCGGTGAAGGCGTCCTTCGAGTCTTTGAGGGCCGCACCGAGCTCCGTCTGCCGAAGGACGTTGTTCTCCCGCATCCACCGGATGAGGTTCCGCGTCACGGGAAGCGGCGATTGCAGGATCGTCGTCAATGCGCCTTCATCTGGAAGCTGCTCGAAGATCTCCGTGAGCTCGTTGATCTTGGGGATTGAGAGGCCGCCCAATCGTGCAGCCATCTCCTTGACGGCGTTACTACCTGCGGTAGCGACAGTGTTCAGCTCGGAGGCTAGCGCGCGGAGTTCTGACGGCGAGCTCGGAGTGCGATCCATCAGGCGTCCCAAGACAGGATGACGGAAATCCGAAAGAGCCTCTGGTTGAATTCCAACGGAGGGTAGTGTCTCACGTAGCCGATTGAGGTAGCGCTCTATGTGTGCTTCTGAACCGGAGGCGTAGAGCTTCTGTTCGTATGCGGTTCGTCGACTTCCCCCAAGGACAACCGACTTGTCCTCAAAGACGCCTATGCTCGCCGGGCCGGTCTCTGGCGTGATGGACGTGTCGATCACCAACGCCGGGTTGAACGCCTCCGCGTGTGCGGGGTCAACACCGAAAAGCTGGCCGAGCTGACGCAGGAACTCCGGATCATTGGCGTAGTCTCGTGTTGAGTTGATGTTCTGTGCGCCCATGGGGGCGTCAGGATCCCCCGGGTACCCCCATTTGTGCAGGTACGCATCCCCAAGTACAAGCTGCCCGTCGACTAGACGAGAATGAGATGCACGGAGGTCCTCAATCTCAAACAACGCGTACTGAGCAGGGATGTCCCGAGTGCCCGGAATCCTTATGGATGTCTTGGATCCGAGAACGATCTTCGGGTTTGTTTTTTGAATCCAGCCGACGGAGGTCTGTACAGGCTCCGGGGCGTCCTCGACAGTACGTTGTGGGAGCGCGCCTGCCGACAGTTCCTCATTGATACGAACCATCTCGTCAAGGAGCTCTTGGGTCTCCTCTGGGGTCAGATCGTCGATCAGCACCTCCGTAGGAGGACGGACCGGAGGTGTAGAAACTGTCAGCGGCGGCTCCCCTGCGGGGGGCTGGGGTCCCGCAGTTCCGCTGGGGGTTGGTGGCACTACTTCCTCAGCGGACGGTGTGACTTCTTCGGACATTACTCCTTCAGGAGCTCTTGCGGGTGTTGCCGGCTCTGGTGTGGGAGCCTGGGTAGCGGCGTCGATGGGTCCAACGTCTTCAGCGGTTCCGGGGGTGATGACGTCGGCGGGCGTTCCGCCACGGGCTTCGGCGGCTTCTCTTGCGATTCTCCAGAGATCAACTGGTTTCCTCTCCAGGATGTTCGTCATAATTCGGTAGAGCTTCGCGCCGTCAATCTTCTCGACAGGCACGCCCATCTTCACCATCAGGTCGTAGACGCGGGCGATGTCTCGTGCAACTTCAAAGGCCGCGATTTGCTTGAAGGCGTCTGCACTTGACAAGTCTTTCGCCCACTGCCGAATCATCTTCACAAGGGGCCGATTGGCAGCGACGTTCGTCCATGCCTCTCCTCCTACGGCGGCTAGGGAATACCCCATGGCTTGTTGGAGAGTTCCTAGAACGAGTCCTCCAGCCTTCGCGATCTGAACAAGACCTTGGGATCCGTAACGACGGATGAGCCCAGCGTCGATCTTGGCTTCTTCCGCTACCGGAACCTTCATCCCGTTCTGCAACGCCACAACTGCTCGGGCAAGCCCTCGGTCGGCATCTCGTAGCGCACGAGAGCCGAACAGCCCAGCGGCAGTCATGCTGATCAAGACCTTCTTGGCAGCTTCGAGAGGGGTATCCTCGGCCTCGATGGCCGCCCCGCCGTACGCTGCGCCGATGGAGCCGTAGATCCCGAATCGCCACTTCTTCCCCCAAAGCGTGGGGCTCAACGGAACCTCGAACGGAGTGAAGATGTAGGGGCGGCGGCCTCGTGGGATAGGGAGAATCCCGTTGAGCGTGAGCGTGATGTAGTCCCGCATGGGCGTGTCCCACTTCGTCGGGTCCATCACGTGCTTGAAGGTCTGCTCCGGGTCTTCGAGCCAGCGCACCGCCTTCTGGTACTCTTCGAGGTCCTCCATCTTGCCTGCCTGACGGAGCTTCATCCCAACAACGTCGTCGTCTGCGAGTTCATGTCCGAGGCGCGTGCGTTTCAGACGAATGCTCTTCCCACCAAGATTCTCAAAGGTGTCGATGGCGTTGTAGACCGGCCGCTGCATCGCAATGAGCGCCTTGCCCTCCGGCCCGAACTCCTGAATCGCAGTGAGTGAGGCTGGGGTATCGCCACCAAAGCGCTTCATCTCATCGAGGAAGGTCCTAAACGCGGTGTTGAACTCTTCGCCACGAGCGCCATGCTGCTTGATCGATTCCGAAAGCCTGCCCTGCGCGGCATCGAGGAACTGAGTCAACTCCTCCGGGCTCTTCGCTCCAAGAGCCTCGATCTTCTTCCGCATGAAGTTCGCCGCAATGTCTGCTTTTGCCTTTGCCCCCGCCTGAGACAACGGCAGGTCAAACACTTTCCCCATCTTGGCCTCGGGGGCCGCAGTCTTTGCTGCCGCGGCGGCCAGTTCATCGGTGCCGCCAAAAGCTGTTCGGATGAAGCGCCCATCATCCAGGACACGCCCGGAGATCTTCAATGGCAGCTTCGCTCCGCCCTTGACGACACCGGAACCGATATAGTTCGTGGGGTCGAGTGGGTTGAGGATCGCGAGTGCAAAGCCCCCAATCATCGAGGGGACCAACGGGACGCCCGCCTCTTGAAGCGTCGCACCGAAGTCAACCGGGTGATCTCCTGCGCGGACCAATCCTCGATAGCCCTTGAGCATCTGCTGGATGTTGGCGAGGTACTCCTTGGGATCATAGGCGAACGCAGCCACGTTTGCTGCAGCGCCGATCCCCAATCCAAGCAGCGCTCCTGGAGGGCCACCAAACGCACCACCTGCCACGGCCGCCGCCGGGATTCCAGCGGGGGTGGCGGCAATGGTTTCGGCAAGCGCCCCGAACCATGTGCCGAGATTCGGCTTGTGCCCGCGGCTGACTGCTTGCTGGTAGTTCCGGTGAATCGTCCCCGCCATCGGAGCTTCGAGGCGCATGACGAGCTCAAGGACCTTCCCGAACAGTCCGTCACGTCCTTCTTGCTGCTGACGTTTCAGGCGGGCGATGCTGCGCTCGAAAGGATCGGTGGGGATCTTGGGATCGACTTCGTAGATCTCCACGCGTCGACGGCTCTGCGCCGCCGCGTGAGGGGCGGCGGGAAGCGCGGTTCGATAGGGGGAATCCCAGAATCCCATCAGCGCTCTGTTCCAAATTGCAACTTAGAGCCGGTTTGAGACAATAACATAACCTGGCTCAACAGTATTGGGTCGATCTCCCATATTAGTGTAAATGGTCCAATATCTTGTTTTCCACTTCGGCGGTTTACCTCTGCTGCAACCTCATTAATGTAAACATCTTTCTGCCTCGCCCCTGGAGGAAGAACGCTTAATATGAATTGCCCCAGGTTATCGTTTCGTTGTACACCACCCTCGACTGTTTTAAGGAATTCAAAAAGTCCACCCATAGGGGTTGCAAACTTTGCAAACCCGCCCTCCCCCTTTTTCATGCCTGTGCGTGGCACATATCGCAGTGCCGCAGGATTTTGGTTTCGTTGATGTATCGCTTCTGTATCCTGCATATCTACCCAAGCATTTTTGGCCTCAAGAGCGGCGATGCTGACGTTAACTAGACTACGACGTGCTCCCTTGGTTGCGGGGCCTGGGGGAAGTTTCCCGGAGACCTCACGGTACTCGCCGGGGGAATAGATCCCACCAGTAGATGGCATGACTTTCCCTGGGGCTCGGGTAGGCCCAACATCTGAGAGATCAACTTGGTCGGTGCTTGATTCCCGCTCTTCCTGTCGCACCGAATCCTCGTACCGTTGCTCAGGTGAGAGCCTCAACACGCGGTCAAGAAGAATCCCCTCCGGACTTCCGGGGGCAAAGATCTGCTTGACCTTCATGGCGATCCCGAAGGCTGCCCTGTTGTTCAGCGCGTTCAAGATCTTAGGAGCAATAGGCCGCTCCGCGGTTGGGGGCGGCACCTTACCAGCCGCCAGCGCTTGACCTTCTAGTGTCTGTTGGTACATTCTCCAGCGGCCAATCTCATTCTTGTACTGATCCGAAGAACCCATCAATAGGCCAACCCCTACCTCGGGTTTATTGCGCATTGTCCAAAGTATGTCAAGCAATATCTGCTGGGCGTCTTCTACACTTGACGGCTCCATGTACAGCACGTCTGAAATAGCCTCTTGGTAGTTAACGGCACCTCTTATGGCCAATACGTTATTCTCTGCATGAATCTGTGCTACCTTCCTCTTGTTGAAAAGCCCGGTACCAACCCCCGCAGCGATGTTGGCGAAGAACTCTCCGCCGGGGAGCGCCTCTAAAACACTGCCATACAGTTTCGCACCGCTCTTTAGGATGTTGTAGGATTCTCCGGTTCGGATATCCTTTACGACGAACTCAGTGGCGGTGGCATCGACAACCGTTGATTCTCCGCCCCAGGCATTCTGCACCTTCTGTCCAAAGGCATCTCCCGCATGAGTCATCCCATCAAGAACCTGCGTTGCACTTGTTTCCAGGACCCAACCTTCGGCCAGTTCTGTTTTACGTGCAGCAGCAGCAGCTTCTTCCTCGGGAGTATAAGATGCCTCGGGGACTATTCCAGGCGGGAGCTCGCCCACGGCACCCTCGGTGGTGACGGAGACGCCTGGGATTGATGTAGCCTCTCTTGCGCCCTTTGCCGCGCCGACCATTGCATTCAGCGCTCTTCCGTATGCGGTTCGGCTGACGCCAGGGATCTGTAGCATGTTCTCCATGGCAGAGAAGACGAAGTTCTGGAGCATCTCGGTATTGGCGGCCCCTTGGGATACCGCGTCGGTCAATTCCGCGGCAGCGTTCATCATCATGTCACGCTGACCAGCCTGAAGACGCATCGCACTCTGGAAGTCCTCAACGTTCACGCGGGCATACCCTGGCAAGTTGTAGGATTCTCCGTCTGTTCCAGGAACTACGAGAGGTTCGCCATCTCCTGAGATGGCATTACCCAGCCCAGCGGCGTCTGCAATTTCGTTCGGGATGATGAGGTCTGTGCCTTGCCGCGCCCTTGTCGTCGCGTCCTCCCCAGGGATACCGATCTCGATCTTGTTCAGAAGCTGGTGAAACTGGGAGTCATTGATCTGACGATAGAAGGTCGCCTCTGAGAATCTTCCCGCAGCATCACTCTCAGCAACCCAATCTTGCCCTGTCGAGTACGCCTCGGGAAGAACGTTCCATGCGTCATTCCAGGTTGTAAACGCTCGTGGGCTCCCACTAAATAGCCCGGCCTGCCCGGTCCCAGGGGTTCTTGTTGCGTCGTATAGACTTGTTATGTCGCCACGAGTCTTCGCTTTGGTCGTTGCATTTCGTGCTGTCCTAGACGCTCCGGTAGCCTTCTGAAATCCCGTGAAGAACTGCACGGTGTTTCCGAGCACTTGGTTTGCCTGAGCAGCACCTTCACTAAATCCGGTAAGTCTGGAAATCGCATCGTCTTCAACGACCTTCAACTCCTCCGGAGTCAGGAGAGCCTCAAGGCCCGCAGCGTCAATTCGTCTTCGCACGATCTTGGCAAGCATCTCTGCTCGCTGCGCTTCGTCCAAACGCATGGCGCCAAGAATCTGAGCGGTCGTCGCGTCATCATCGAGTGAGGCCTCAACGAGGTCATTGGCGTACTGCTTTGCCCGCGTCTCTTGGGCGGTGAGTGCTGCTCCGGCACGAGTGGCCACTGCTCCAGCAAGAGTGGCCTCCGTTCCAGCGATGGTTGCCCCGATGTCTGCTAGGGATTTTTGTCGCTCGATGTCCCCTCCGAGTCCTCGGTACATCCTCTCCAAGAACTTCTGTTGCTCATTGAGCCCCTGGTCCCCCAGCTTCTCCCAGATCTCTGGCAGGCCCGTCTTGATGCGTCCTGCCAAGTCCGTCAGGACAAGTTCCTGCGCCTCTGCAACAGAGAGTTCCCCACGGGACACTGCTTCTGCGGTTTTGATGCGGACTGCCTGGGTTGCTTTGAGAATCGCGTTGGCATCACGAAGTTGGGTCGCCTGCTCATTGGTCAGGGCAGCGCCCGCCTCTGTTGCGCCCGCGGTAGCAGCGGCTTGGCGGGCAGCCATAACACCACGTCTGTTGTCCAAGAAGGCACGTAGGTTCGGATCCTTCAACGTGCCCAGTCGATCCATGACCTCCACTTGTTTCAGAAGCTCATCTTGAAGCTCCAGGTCCTTCGACTGTTGCGCGAACGCTACGGTTTTGTAGTGGGCCTCTGCTGCTTGACGGCGCTCGTCGTCAGGAAGCATTCGGAAGAACGATTCCGTCTCTGCTGCAAGACGCCTGTTCTGAATCTTGAGACCTTGTTCCTGCTGCTTCGCAACGCGGATCTGCATCGCACGCACCAGGTCATCCTTACGTCTGGTGTTGCCCTCAGAAACCGCGTTCCCGATCTCGGCGAGAATCCCGGCTATGGTGTCTGCGTTATTCATCCTTGGCGGTAAATATCCCGTCTTGGTGGTGTCAGCCATTCCGGCTCCCCGTACCGGGGTACAATCGGCTGCTCCTCGCCAAGCAGCTTCGAGAACTGCTCAAACTCCTGATTCGACTGGTAGAGCTTCGCGCCTGCGCCGATCAGGTTGAGGTACATTTGCTGCCGTGCCAGCGCCAGAGTTCTGAACTGCGTCTCCACATTCCGCTGTTGCTGCGCGATTCCCATTGCCGCGCCTTCCGCGGCCGCCCTCGACCGAGTCTCCACACCCGCACGCAATGCCGCCTGCCGCTGGATGAACTCTCTCCGTGTGCGCATCTGAGAGGCGTCGAAGAGCCCGGACCCGCGGAGGCCACGTCGGGTGATGCCGCGTTCGATCTGACGTTCCGTCGCCTGCTGCGTGGAGCGCTCGCTTTCGAGGGCGCGCTGGAGTTCCGCCCGTGCCATGGGGTCCAGTTCGCCCCCGAGCCGACGCATGACGGAATGTGCCATCGCCTGTTCGAGACGCGCCGCCGTCGCTCCCGCTTCCTTGTAGGTGCGTTTGTACGGGTCGCCTTTGAGAAGGCCGTATAGACCCACACCTACATTGAGAGCGGCAAGCCCAATAGGTATGGCAGCGGGGATTGGCATTTTAAGCAGCCTTCAAGCCGATGGCGGCAACTCGGATATCTAGGTTAGCGGTAGTGGTCTGATTGAGGCGCACTACGAAGTCTGTCCCAACCCACAAGCAAACGAATGTCGGCATACCAGCCGATGGGGCCCCTCCACCAGACATTAGGGGACGCCACTCCGTAGCAGTCGTGTCGTAGTACCAAATCTGAATAACAGGAAACTTCGTTAGATCTGATTTATCGAACCCCGACAACTCGATATCCGTGGTTACAGCATTAGGTATAGTTTCATCGACACAGATATAGTGCATCACCTGCATCGAGGTCTCGTCGATGTGGCTCCGGTTGACAACATCGTCCGCGATCTCCGACGCCCCCACCGCACCCGCATCGATCTTCGCTGCGGTCACGGCATTTGCAGCGAGCTTGGCAGTGGTCACTGCGAGGTCGGCAATCGCCGCCGCCGTCACGGAACCCGCGGCAAGCTGAGTCGAGTCGATGGCGTTGATGCCGTCACGCACCGCCTCGAAGTTCTCCTGAACCTCGGCCGCCGTTGCGGCATTCCCCGCCGAAATCGTGTTGGGAAGCGTGACCTGTGCCATGTCTTACCCCTGCCCTGGAAGCGCGCCCTGCCGCCCACGCCGGAACTCCACGTTCAGGCTGTTCAGCTTCAAGTAGTTCGTCGCTTGGATTTCCAAGCGGAGATTGCGTCCTTGATGCAGTATATCCAGAGGAACCGTGAGAGTCCTTTGAACTCCTCGATCCACCCATGTCGTGCCATCATCCCACTTCCATCCACTTCCCCACGTCGTCTCGCTCTTCTGCGTCTGGGCGTAGGATAGCTTCGGCGAGCCGGTAGTCCTGAACTCTTGTAACCCCGCGTTGTCGACGAACGTCTTCAACGTGAAGGCAGTGTTCCGCTGCACCCCGAGATGCACCAGCCGGAAGTGCTTCAACTGCGCCTTGTTGCCAAACCAGTTCGCGTTGAGCCGCGCTCGAATGGTGATGTTCGTCGTCGTCCCATTCTCATCCTCGTCTCGATCCCCGACGTTGAGCAGGAACCCCTTGGCCCCGGAGGAGAGTGCGTAGAGTAGGTAGTCGCCTTGCTTGGTGCGGTAGTTGCTGAACGCCACGATGTCAAACGGGTAGTCGTGCTCCGTCCAGAGGCCCTTGATGATGTCGAATACGTAGACCGTCTTGATGCCACGGGAGTCTTGGAGAGCGAGCCAGTACTTTGCCTCAGAGACTTCCGCACAGGCGTCTTTGAGCGTGGTCGCCGGCACCCCCTTGATGCGCGGCGCGATGTTGCCCTTGCTCCACACACTCGGCTCGGAGATGCGCACGAGGTTCTTCCCATCACTCGCGTAGACGCCATCCTTCGCAAGCCAAAAGCACCTCCCCTCGAAGGACCGAACCGTTCGGTAGGCAACACAGCCGACTTCGTTCGAGAGGACCTGGTGGACGACGTCCGGAGGATCTCCATGCAGCACACTCACGCTCGTCGGCGTGAAGAGGAGCAAAGAGCCGCTGTAATCTTCCGTCGTCGCCTCGACGCCGGTGGACCCCATCGCCTCCGCCCGAACGCCAAGCTGCGCGTCGAGCACCATGAAGTCTCTACCAAGATCGAAGTTCTCCGGTTCCCCCTTGGCTGACCAGAAGACCGCAAGGCCGGAGGTCGTTGTCCCTGCTACGAAGATGCGCCCGTTATGCGCATGTATCACATGCGCCGCCGGCGGGGGGCTGTACTCGAACAGAGGTTCGTCGGCGGCGAGTTCCTTGCCGTTGTCCGTGTAGGACGCGGTGCCATTTGGAAACTCTGCCAAGATCCTCATACTGGTAGACTCAGGGCTCACGTTCCGATAGATGCGCACGAGGTCCACCGTCGAGTCCGGGTGCGTAGGGATGTCCACGATCTGCGCGGAGTAGTTCCTCGCGTCTGTTTCAGAGGAGTCCTCCGGGATCGTCACGTCCAACCAGTAGGACTCCGACTCTCCAAGGGAGTCTAGACGAACGTAGGTGATCGCATAGAAGTACTTCCCTTTGACCAGTCCGGGGGTCCCTCCAGGCGACGACAACGTGACTGCGGATACTGGCTCCTCCCAGTGGCGAGGGAGCATTGTCCGGCGAAGGTGGCGTGCTCCCGCATCGAGAATGATCTGAGGGATTCGTCTGTGTGAGTAGAGTGCCGCAAGCTCCGAAGGAACTGCCCGCATGGTCGGCGCGTCCAACGTCGCGTCTGCATCGAGTAAACGTTGAATGCCGTCCGGGCCCCAATCGTCTGCCAACCGCCCGCTTACAGAGTCGCTTCGGAACCATGACCAGCGGTACATCCCACCGATCATAATGGGCTTCGTGGCCCCCATATCGGCATACCGAGGATCCCCGCTGGTGATGTACGCCTTGTTCCGATAGCGTAGGAACCGCCAGCCAGGCCCCGACTCGATGTTCCATGTCCCCGTGCCACGTTTGTACGAAAGAAGTCCTGAGCCCACGGTGCCGCCGGTGTTGACGATGGTGCCGCCCACCAGAGCATGAACTCCGACACCGTACTTTCCAACGCTGCCGAAGGTTGGGTTGATCTCACTCAGGAGAATCGTCTGGATTCCGTCAATGTCCGCAACGAGCATTTCGTTGGCCGACGTGATCGTCCACGAGTGCATGATGCGTCGGCACCCTTTTCGAGGAACAACCGACCCATCCTCTGAGATCTCCACGTTGACGGCCTCTTCAAGCGTGTAGCGGTCCGCATTGTTGAAGCCCGGCTCAAGGTGGAGCCCCAACGAGAATCGGTCCATCTCCCACTGGGTGTTCTGGCGCATTTACTCTTTCCAGAGGAACCGTTCCGGTGGACGGAACTCTGCATCCGACTGTATCCGATGGGGCGTTTGCCGCTGGCGCATTCGGAACGCGAGGTTCACGTCGTCGATGGCGGCGTTGCGTGCGGCGAGGTGATCCATCCTCTCCGGGTTCTGGTCCTTGACCATCGCCCAGTAGACCACACCATGAATGATCCCGTTTGCGGCCTCGTCGGGCAGTTCAAGCCCGTCCGTATCGTCCACCAAAGGCTCAGCCACCGCAAAACCACGAACACGTAGAGACTCTGCTGCGTCTGGGATGGGCCAGAGGTAGATGCAACATCTCCAAATGGTCCAGTAGCGTGGGGTGCCGTTGTCGTCAATGCCCCATCCCCGGAGGATTCGGTGGTCTGTGTAGTCGAGTGGGTGAACGGTGTCGTCGGACTCTCGGTATTCGACATAGACGATTCCATCCGTCAACGCCGTCTTCGGGATGACGTATGCCTGCGTGCCGTCCACCGTGGGCATCTCCCATGTCTTCTCGACGCAGTGCGCCTTGAAGCTGAAGTCCCGGAGTTCCCGATTGATCCGACGGTTCAACTCTTCCTTCGTCCAGAAGGTCGCATCCGTGCTCTCCAGGCTGATGGGCTCCCCGAGGTCGTCTCGGACGGATGTTCGGATGTCAAGGAGTGTCAGGAAGCCCATCTTCGACCTCAGATGTAATCGTTGTAGTCGTAGACGTAGGTGTCACAGTCCTCGACTGCTTCCCACGAACCACCGTAGAAGCGGCGGATCTGGAGGGTTGCCGGGTAGTCGATGCCGCTGAGAACCGCATTTAGCACGAGAACGAGAGGGAAGTGAAGATACCTCTTGACGAGATACTTCAGCTTCGACCGTCTCATTGTTAGATTCTCCAGGCGACGAACTTCCCAAGGATGCCCTCGCCGTGCTCCGCAACGCCCACATGCACGAAGTGTCGATCCAACGCCTCTCGACATGCGACGCGGAATTCCTCTCTCCCATGGTACTCTCCAACGAAGCACTGCACCTTGTGGAGTTGCTCGCTGTACTGGAAGAGTGGGATCTCCGCCCCCTCGATGTCGAACTTCGCCAGCGCAACGTCGTCGAGGTCCGCGACGATCTCGTCAAAAGAAACGACGGGACACTCCAGTTCCCTTACGGAGTACTGGCCGCGGTTGATCTCGGCGCTTCGGGTGGCATCAACCGCACGAGAGCCGCCTGTGACATCGCTGAGGTACGAGTCTGCGAAGACGAGGTTTTTCTGAGTATGGACGCAGGCGTGATAGACATCCGCGAAGCTGCCGATATTCCGCTTCAAGAGCGGGATGTTGTCCGGGTGCATCTCGTAGGCCCGAATCTTCGCCTCTGGGAAGATGTCATGCACCATTGCACTGAACGAACCGATATGCGCCCCGAAATCGAGGACGTTGAGTTCCCGTCCTTCGGGGTAGAGCAGCGCCAACCGTGGGGCGTAGTATTCGAGGTCGTAGTAGTCCCCTAGACAGACCTCATCACAGACACCCGCGTCGTTCGAGTACGCCTTCCGACACCACAGCCGAATCTTTCGAGGCCCGAACTCCAGCTCCTCGAGAATATCTTTAGGCACGCGCCTTCCCTTTCCCAGCCAGGTGTTGTCTCGAAACGCTCCCGCCCGCCACCTCTGCGAACAATACGCTCGGATGCTGCCACTCGATGAAGTCGAACTGGTTGAGATAGTCGTAATCAGGGCATGGAGAGGATTCTGGAATCACATCGTTCACGAACGCTCCGACCAGACACCCATGTTCCTGTGCGTACCTGACCGACTTCAAGACCCGTTCCGGGTCCTGCTTGTTGAGGCTTGCTACCATCCCAGGCGTGTGGAGAAGCCACACGTCTACGTACTCCAGGTAGTCCCCCGCACCGTGCCAGTCCCCCCCACTCGTCATCAACCACTCGGCGTGCTCATACGTCGTTGTCCATACGTGGGGATCCACGAGTGTCAGGAATTCCTCCATTGGGCACGCCGGCTCTTGCAACACGCGCTTGCCTGGATCGAGGGCGAAGGCTTGGCCGTTCGCATCTGCGACAAGGAGACGTTGCTGTCCTCCTACGGGGATCGGACGTCCCAATCTCGTGAACACCGACTCGATGTTCCATCGCGCCGCCGAGGTCGTGAAGAGCTTGCTCTTTTCCCTCGCGGTTGTCGAGGCCCTTCTCCATGCAGCGTCATCGACGAGCAACCGCCGTGCTGCTTCGACGGCAGCTTCCACGTCGTACCGGTATAGGATCGTCGTCCCCAGAATATCCCCAGCGGGGGTCTCTCGCAGGCAAATCGTCGGCGTTCCCGCCGCGCTCGCCTCAATTGTCGTCATGCCGCCGGAGGCGCTGAAGTCCACATTGATGAAGAGCTTGGATCGCTTCAGAAGCTCCTTGACCTCGTACTTATCCCCGCTGCCTGCCTGCAACTCCATGTCGCCGAGCCCAAGATGCCCCATTAGGTGATCGGGTTCCTTGGAGCCGCTCAGGACTTTGTACTGGTACTGCGGGAATTCCCGCCGAAGCGCACTCATCACGAGATAGTTGATGACGACGTTCTTCGCCCCTACCTGAGAGAACGCATAGTTCAGAGGCGTGCTGATTACGTCTCTCTCGCACGAGCCCACATCCTCACGCAGCAGCACTTCCGCCATTGCGTTGAAGAACGGAAAGTGGACAACCGGAGTGCTCGTGAGCTGCCGGGTTCCGTAGAGCGTTCGAGGATGCTGCATGAAGACGACGTCGGCCGACTGCATCACCTCCAGTTGCGCCGCCCTCGATGCCATTTTGGTCTGAAAGTGACATCCGACGCTGTCTCCGTCCATCACCGCGACGGGAATCCCCATGCCCTTGGCCTTCTCGATCATCGGAAGATACGCCTCTTGAAGACCTTCGAGGTCCTGCATGAGGAGCAGGACGAATCCGACATCGTACCGATCCAGGACCATCGGCAGGTCAGCGTAGCAAACATGGTACGCATGGTCCTTTGGGTACAGGTACCCGAGCGCATCCGTGAACGGGGCCACCCATGTCGGAGGAAGATGCCGCGGGTAGCGTCGCTCCGGTGGACTGGTGTCCGCCCAGACGATGTTCACAATGATTAGCCGAAATGCCCGCGTGGTCTGGAGTCAGAAATGTGATCGCGACCTACTAGCCAACCACCAAGCGCCGGGATTCTCGGCCAATACTCCTTTCCATCCCCTTCTTGAGGGACGTCGTAAGAGCCATACACCTTCATTCGGGACCATGCCGCATACGCGTCTCCCCATGCACCGGCACAGCATATACAGGGATTCGTTTCACTTCCATGCTCACCACGGCAATCCTCACAGTACCAGGCCATCAGCCATTCCTTTCAACGTTACCGGAACCACCCGTGCGCGTCGAACCACGTTTCAATTCTGTCCTGGCAGTACGCTGGCGTGTACCTCCGAAGCGCTTCTTGACCTCTAGGGATCAAGCTCTCAGCAAGACGCACCTTCGCTTTCCAATCAACCCCTGCATTGAACTCTGGCGGCAGAACCAGCTCCGGGTAGAGCTCGACCTGCCATCCGTGACGGCAGCACAACGACGGTACACCAACAGTTGTCGCGTATGGAATGCTCCGTCCATGCGAAGGCTGTGTCGTGAGGAAGAAGATCCCCGCGGAGCGCCGCAGCACATGCAGCCACGCCGCGTGATTTCGGATGGACGGGTCAAGCATGATGAGGTTCCCGGTTGGCTCTTCCAACGCGTTGATCCAACCAGGCACCTGCGAATCGAACACCGTAACGTGCAGCTTGATCCCAAACATCATCGCTACTTGGGCCGTGACCCAACTGCGCGGGTCCAACGCGTGCGGGACGACGAATCGTTCTCCGATGTCCTCTGGCAAAGTCATATCAGAGAAGTTGTCCGCCAACCGCACCATGTGATCGAAGTATTCCTCGACGTACGGCGGCATCTGTCCCAGGCATGGCTTCCCAGTGATAGTCTCGAAGGCCTCCACCGCCTCGGGATCGTTGATCCCAATCTCGATGGCGTCGAACTTCTTCCAGAAGTCAACGAGTGACTGCTTGATACCCATGAGGTTGTTTCCATGCCCACCATTCGGCTCTGCCATCACCTTGGTACCACGGGCCTGGGCGTAGTCGATAGCCGCCAAGACTGCCGGATCGTGAGGAAATGAGGTCTCTGTGGCGAGAAGCCACAAGTCCACACCGTCTAGGATGGCGGGATTCCTGAAAACCTCTTCCCGTTGTATGTACATCCCTTCCCAGATAGATATATCGAAGGTATGCCAGAGGTGCTCAAAGCCCATGACGACACCATGAAGAGTGTACGAGCCGATGGGAACAAACCCCTGGTTTCCGCCGGACATGATGACTTTACGCTTCACAGCCCCAGCCCCTTCAGTATCTTCGTCGTACTGTCCGGCGTCGACATCCGGCTGATGATCGCCTGCCCGCCAAGAGACTCCACCAGTGCGCGTTCCGGGAAGTTCTCCATTGTCCAGCCTTTCCCTCGCACGTAGAAGTCCGGACGAACCGACATAATGATCTGCTTCTTGTGCGTCAAATCCTGCGTGATGATGACGTAGTCTACCGGCTTGAGCCCTGCCACGAGTTCTGCACGATGCTCCTCCGGCATGATGGGCCTGCCGAGAGTCTTTGCTGCCGCGAGCGTGTCATTGCCAATTTCTACGATTAGCAAGTCCCCCAAGGTCTTCGCGTCTTGCAGGTACCGTAGGTGCCCGATGTGAAGAAGATCGAAGATCCCGCCCGTCAGCACAATCTTCTTCCCTTCGCATCGTGCTGTCAACGTGATCGCCGTGAGTTGGTTCAGGTCAACCACTGCCAAAGCGTCGCGCCCTTTCGACGGACTGCTCGTAGGTTACTTCCCCCGGAGTCAGGTAGCCCAGACGTTCGCAGCAGAATGCCGCGTGTGCAAGCCCGACGCGCACCGCCTCCTGAAATGACAACCCATGAACACGAGCGACGGTGAGCCCTGTCCCGAAGGCGTCCCCAGCCCCCGTCACGTCTCGCGCAACACCCGTCACGAACGTCGGGAGATGCGCGATCTCTTTGTCGAGCGACGAGCCGTAGACACAGCCGTCCGCCGCAAGTGTGATCGCAACGTTTCGCACGTCACCGTCAAGGAGAATCCTTGCCGCGTCCTTCGCTTGGTCGACCGTGTCGAGCGGGATACCAAGAAGCGACCGGCACTCCGGCCGGTTCATGTGGACGGAATCTGACCACGGAAGCGTATGCACCCACATGGGCCAGCCCGCGTTGTAGAATGTGCTCTCCTCGTCGATAGCATTGATGCTCCGATGCACGTCCACATGCTGATGCGCCCACGGCCAATGACCTGCAACAAGCGGAAGCAAGTCGTCATCGTAGTTTACCACCTCCCCGGAGGTGTAGAGAACCGCCCTCACGTCGTCACCACCTGCGGCGAAGAGATCCCAGAAATGTACCGGCTCCACCTGCCGGTTGGTGTGCACCCGATCCCCTTCACCGACCCACGTCGCATCGTGGAAGTTCGTGCCCTTTGGATCAGGCACCAGCCCCTCAGCGCCGAACAACGCCCCGTAGGTGGCCTCTTGGAGGCCAACGTACTCAGACACATCTTCCCGTCCTACCCGAGCCACCGGCACGACACGATCTCCAGGACCGAGTAGACAAGACAACGAGGAGACCGCGGCCTCTACGGAGCCGCCCCAACCCTCGATGGTGTCCCCGGTTTCCGTGTGGATTCGATGCCGAACGACGGACCCGACCACGACAATCTTCATCTGACTAGACTCCCATCACCTCAAGAGAAGGTTCTTGACTTCGTACACGATCTCCGTAGGACTGAGGGACTGCAAACACCACTTTCCGGAACACGGGTGATACCAACAAGGCTGCCTCCCGCAAGGGCGGAATTCCCTCGAAAGCGTGTACGGCACCTTGTAGTCGTCGAGCCGTATGTGCCCATCGGTCGGGCCAAAGATCCCGTAGATTTTCCTACCCGTTGCGCCCGCAATATGGATTTGCGCGGTGTCTGGGGAGACAACCACATCACAAGCCGACACCACCGAGAACAGCGTACGCAACGGCAGCGAGGTCTCTACCACGACATTCTTCGGGAACTGGTGCTCGATTTTCTCGTTGTGGAGCACCACGATGGTCCCGCCAATGGATTTCGCGAGCTGATGGATCAACTCATCCATGTACGGGTAGTCCCGCCACGCCTCGATGGACTTGTACCCCACCCCAATGACCGGGCCTTTACCGCCGGTGGACTGCCGGTATCTTCGTGCGAAGGCTTTCTCCTCGTCACTAAGATAGATACACGGTGGGATTCCGTGAAAATCGAAGCCGCAAGATCGAATCCAAATCTCCGGACGCCCACGTGTAATGAGCGGTTCGACCTTAGACTCGTACTGTGCGCACGCGGAAGAGAAGTCACAAAATCTGACACCTATTCCCATCGGAATACGCTGGCCCAATGGGATGAGCTTTGGCACTCGTGGGTGATTCCAGAAGACTGGTAGGAGCTTCTCTTGAAGACAGATCGAAACGTTTGGCGGCCCGGAGCGTGCCTCCACTTGCTGGCAGATGTCATCTACAGCGCTCAGCATCATAATGGCGTCGCCGAGCCCGCGCGTCTTTCGATAGAAGACGAGGTATTCCATCACATAAAAAGGGCAGTGCGAGAGGATCCCGCACCGCCCATCCGTATAGGGACTCGCGCGAACCGTCTCTTAGATGAACATGCTTCCATGCCCGCCGCCGAGACAGTCCAGGTAGATGTCCATCAGCTCGCCGGAGGTTCCGAGGGAGACCACCTGGCCAACCGGTGGATGGGTAGTGATGCGTGAGGAAACCACGAGGGCCGTTACAGTCCCCGAGGCGAGGTCGATGGCCCCGCCGGTGTTGTTGAGGAGCGTGGCGGTAACCGTGTCGGCGACTGTGACCTGACCACTGAGTTGCAGATCCGTTACGTCCAGCGAGAAGGCCACATGGACGAAGTCGCCGAGTACGGCACCTGTGACAGTGATCTCCTTGGCTTCCTCGTCGCCGTCCGCGATGGAAGCGGGATCCCACGTCGCGCTACCCTTCATGTAGAGGGGCAGCAACGTTCCCGCGGTGGTTCCGATCCCGATGGACGACCCCGCAACGGCACCCGCACCCACCTTGGCTATGCACCGTCCTCGCGAAACGACGAAGCCCCAGCCGCCAGAGGCGAACCCCTGCCGACGCTGGACCACGCCAACCAATGGCAGATGCCCGTGGGTAGCGACTCCCGTTCCAGCCTTGCGAACAAGGCCAGGAGTCTCGACACGCATGTCCGTGGTGTTGTCGAATGCGGTGGTGATCTCACCATCCGCATCGGTGAGCATGTAGACCGCGAGGCTGCCAGTGTCGATTACGCCATCGACACGTCCCACCGCCTGGTCACCTGTCCCACCGTAGACGTGGATTCGGGAGCCAATCCGGGGCACGGCTTTCGTCGTGACGATCCCGTTTTTGTCCCGTACCTCCACTGTGAAGGGTGAAGCACTGTCGTCGATCTGTTTGGTGTTGATCGTCCCCGTCAGGGTGTTGGTGAGGTCGTGCTGCAACGTTCCCTGAACGGCATCTCCGACCACAACTGCCTCTGCGAGCTCCACATATGTCCAGAGGACGCCAGACCCATCGCGGACCTGAGTGCCCAACTGATGCGCCGGGTAGTCGGTTCGGATGGAATTGACCATCTGCTGAATCGTATCCACGCGAGCCATGTCAGTCCCTCCTCCCCTTAGTCCTCATCGATGTTGATGAGCTCGGAGTTGTAGCGCGGGTTGATCGTGTAGACGTTGCCGAACCAGAAGATTCGGCTGATCCACACGACGCCATCGTTCCCAACAAGGCGGAAGGGTCGGACGTACCAGTCGTAGTTCTGGTGCGTCACGAACTCCCAGTAGTCCGTGTTGAGGAATCGGATCTTCCGACGTTCCTCGCTCGCCGCATCGATCCCGTCGTTGTCGGCGTTCTTGTTCTTCACAATCGGAATGCCGTCAACCTGGATCGCCGGGAAGCCGAGATAGGTCGTCTGACCCGTCGCGGTGTACCGCTGGTTCGACAACGCAAGAGACCAGATCTTCGAGTAGACCTGTGGGTCGGTGATCCCGAACTTCGGACGAATCTGTCCCTCAGACGCCTCTTCGATGGTGTCATGGATCTTCCGCAGGGTGAGCGTCGTCGCCGTGCTCGTCCCGGCGGGATCCATATTCACCTGCTTGCACAGCCAGTGTGCGTTGTCTGCGTTGGAACGGTCGATGTTCCCGTAGACGTTCGTGCGACCGAAGGCGTCGTTGAGGGAAAGAATCTGCTTGGGTCCGGTCCCGATGGCCTTGAACAGGTGCTTCCCCAGACGTGAGGAGAGCGCCATCGCCGCGCGCTGAGACCGTGCCGCGAGCAGATTGACCGCACGAGTGTCGTCGTCGCCGAACTCGGCGAGTTCGATCTCGTGCACCTTGATCGGGTACTGGTAAGCACGCCACCGGAAGCTGGTCGTGTTGAAGGCGTCTGCGGTCGAGGTTTCAAACGTCTCGTCGCTAACGTCGAACTCGCCGCCTTCACCCTCTACGTCCGCTTCGTACATGAGTGGATGAGTGATCGTCCGCCCACCACGGAAGAAGGAGCGCTGCTGATACAGGGTCGCAAAGAGCGCGTTGCTCTTGAAGATCGTGTCCTGAATCTTCGGCGCGAACTTCGTCCGGAGTAGCGAGGTGGCCTCATCCTCGTCAAAACTACCGGGCATGATCTACTCCTATTCAGAGGAGAGAATCTTGCCCCCTCGTCGCTGAAGATCACTGCGGCCCTCTTCTGCGAGAGCCGCCCATGACTTCTTACCTGCTTCGTCGGGGGTCATGGGTTGAGTTGTGGGTGCGAGTCTTGACGAGGAACCTTCGGCGACGCGAGAACGATTGAGGAGGCCTCGGGCAGTCGTCTCAGCAGTAGCCTGATTGTTCTGCCGGAGCGCATTCCTTCCTACGAGCTGGATGTAGGCTTCCTTGCCGGAAAGGCGCGTCTCCGCCATGATCTCGACAAGTGCGTCCTCATCGATGTCCCCGTAGGCTTCGCGTACCTCACGGATCTCCTTGTCAAGCAGAAGCTCGCCCATCATGCTGACGACATCATCAGCGGGAGTGCGAGCCTCTGTCCGTACTGCCGGCGGTGCCGGCGGTGCCTCTCGCGAGGGGGCTTGGTCGGACGCACCCGCAAGACGTTGTCCAAGGGCGCGTTCCAACTGCCGCCTCTGATCGGCAAGCTCTGAAGTCTTTTTCTGGTAGTCCTGTTGCTGCGAACCCCTCTGACGGTAGGCAGTCACCACTTCGTCCAGTGGGATTTCCTTGCCGTCGACCATCACAGTCGCAGGAGCCGCTACGGGAGCCTTCTGCTCCTGAGCGGGCTTCTGTGGCTCCTCCGGCTGGTCCGTAGGCACCGAACGAGTGTCTGCCCTTGACGGAAGTTGCGCGCCCGCCTTAACCTCCGGTGGGAGCGCCTCGTCGTCTACTTCCCCAACCTCGTCGTCGAGTTCTTCGTCCTGTTCCTCATCGGCCATTGTTCAGCCCTTCACCTTCTTGGCTTCCGAGAACGCAATCGCGACCGCCTGCTTCACATCCGTCACCTTCTCACCGCTGGAGGACTTCAAGGTGCCGGCAGAGTACTCTTCCATGACGATCTTGAACTTCCGCTTTTGCGCGGAAGTCAGGTCTTTGTAGCCTTTGCGGGCCATCGCTCATTCCTGCGAGATAGTCAATTCCCAATCCCGAACGCGCACCTTTACGAGGTCAGTACCTTTAGAACGGTGTAGATGGTCCTTTGAGTATAGTACATGTCCATGAACCACGGCGCAGAAGGTCGGAGATTCTTCCTCGGCTCCCTCAGTAGCACTCGCAGAAACAACGCCTCGGAATCGGTGATCTCGACCTCGTTGCCTTCATTCTTCCACACTTCCAGGAGCTTGTCATGCAGCCCAATCGCGAGTGGCATGTCGTCCGCGAAAAGCTCGTCATTCACGAAGCGCAAGAGCGACATGAGTATGAAGGCGTCGTTCTGGAGGTACAGCGGCTTGTTCTCCTCCGTCTTCCTTGGCGTGCCATCCTGCTCCGTCTCCAGGATACAACACAGTGGAAGTCGCATCCGGAATCCTTTCTATGCCGCAATGGCCTTCGGTATCCACGTCACCGCAGCGGTGTACGTGACGACGAGCTTGGGGTCGGAGGTGGTGCCAAAGAAGTCCGCACCATATACCCGTAGTAAGGAGATTTGGGATGCAATATACGGGGGCTCTGTGGCCCCCACATCATAATTGGCATTCTTTCCGCTAAAGTTACTTACGCCAGTCTTACTTATTGCCGCTATGCCACTAGCGTTCAATACAAAGTCATTATAGGCAGCAGCATTGAACGCGGCATACGTAATCGCGGTGGAAAAGGCCGTAGACTGCGTAAGAACGAAATCCCCGGCGGCAACAGCGGTGTTAGATGCTGGTGTAGCACCATATATATTTACGTTTGGCGTAGCCACTAGGTTGTCTGATTTGCTATTCCCATATAGTGATATTGTTCCCGTATTTATCGTACTAGTCTCGCCTATTGTGCTTGTTAGATAACCAAAGAGCCCACGGGTTACCACATTCCATGCGGTAGTTCCACTACCAATATATACTATGTGTACAGAATTGAGGGCGTCACTGCTAGTACTCCCAGCCCCGGCTATTATTGTGGCCCATGCCTCATTAGTGACCGACCTGGACGTCTCGCCATCGCAACTATTACCCCCCCCCCACGGTTCTGAGTACACAGTCAGCGGCGATGCGGCAAACGCAGGCCGCATTCGGAAGGGGCTGCCAACGTGGTCCCACGTATCGACGAGGTAACGATTCCACGCCGGGACGTTCCGCACCCACGAATGACAGAGCCGATTGGCGATCTTGGGCCGGCACCGAAAGTCGGCGCGAATCTCGACGGGCCGCCCTTCCCGCGCCGCTTCTCTCAGTCCCCACAGCGCGTGATGGAAGTTCTCGCGGGGTCCGCGAAGCACGGTGTCGAAGCCGTGCGGCCTGAGCCGCACGACGGAATGGTTCTGCGGCACGTCCCGGCGGATGCAGAGCATGTCCCGCCCGGCGCGTGTATTCGACAACCAGAGTAGGAAGCCCTGGTGCTCGTCAAACCAGTCCTGAGTGCCGACTTTAGGCCCTGACGACCTGGGCATCTAGAACCGTCTCCTCGACTCTCACCACGACAGGCACCTTGGCGCTCGTGGGGTCCGCGCCCTTGCCGCCCGTGACCTGTGCCGGGTTGACCAACTTGCTCTCGTGCTTCGTCAGTTCTGCGTTCATGTAGGCCCGCAAGTCTTCATCCGTTGACCCTACGGGAAGCACTACCTCACACTCCCGCAGCACCTTCTCGCGTTCGTACACCAGCTCATCGGCCTTGGCCCCGAACTCGACTTCTGCCGCGTTGGAAAGACGGTAAGCGCCTTCGTAGACGCGCACGAGCCAACGAGGTTCGCCCTTCGCAGTGACGTCCCGTCGCCCAATCTTGAAGTCCACGTGCGTTCCCATATCAGGGACTCCTACGCGAAGTGCATTGTGACGATGAGGCCCTTGGCGGGCGTGGTATGCACCGCGTCTACGTCGATTCGTAGAACATCCCCGTAAACAACATCGTCCTTAGTGTTGTCTATGGCAGCCGTTATTGAAGTCTTCACTCCAGAATCCAATGTGATGGGGCTGCTCAACATGTCTACATTGTCCGTCTCATTGTGGATTTGGACCGTCATGCTTCCAGTAGTGCCGGCAGTAATTACTGCCATGTGGACGAACGCCAAATCCTTACTGCCAGTCGCCTTTGGTACAGTGATGTAGCCTTTACCATCACCCACCGCGCAGTCTGTCGTGTAGTCAATGCAGACGATTTCAAGATCCCGCTCGACCTTTGCGGTTGGGGCGCCCGCTGCGCCATCACCGTTCGTGAAGGTGATCTCGTTTGCCGTGCCCGCAATGGTACGGACCGCGAAGGTGTCCGTCGCAGTGCGAGCAAGCATCCCCGCCGTTGCGCCAAGCCCTGAGATTGCTGTCAAGTCCGCGTCGAGAGGCTGCTTCGCGTCGAGTTGTGCCTGAACGTACGATGTCACATCCCCGAGGTGTCCAAACACCGTCGAGGTAACGCCACCCCCACCGATCTTTGTGGCATCGATCCCGGACGCAAGGCTCAGCGTGATCGTCCCATCACCATCATCTGCCACAGCGACTTGATTCGCTGTGCCCGCAACCCAGGCGGTGAGGTTCGCCACAGACGCCATCACAGATAACGCGCCCGTCGCAGCAAGCCGTGCAGCCGTAAGCCCACTGAGTGTCAGGCCTGTAAATGTCGGGCTAGACGCTGTGGCGATACTCTGCGGCAACGAGAACGTCGGGTTCGCCGCTGCGCCATCACCATCCGAAATCGTGACCTGATTTGCAGTTCCCGTAAGCGTGCGTACCGCGAAGGCGTCCACCGCTGTTCGAGCAAGCATCCCCGCCGTTGCGCCAAGCCCTGAGAC